ATCGAGGTGTGGTTTTGACCGCGGACGATGGTGGAGCAGGCGCGGGCCCGGTGAGCAGCGCCGTTCTACAAGCGATCGAGCCCTACCTCGACGCGCTCGCCGATCGCATCGCCGAGCGAATGAACCGCTCGCGCGAGCGCATGATCAACCAGCACGACAGCGAGCTGGGGCCTCGGCGGCATCGGGACGCCGTCAAGCGACGCCTCGCCAACGCCGAGGGCGGCGCCGGGCACGCGGGGCGAAACTACCTGCTCACCAAAGAGGCGATCCGCGAGGAGCTCGCGGGCAGGGGCGGCCGCGGCAGCGCCGGCAAGGGCGCGCCCTCGCCCGCGAACGACGGCTCGCCCGGCTCGGGCGGCAGCGGCGCCAAGTCGCGGTCGCGCGATCTGTCGGATTTCGAGCGCGAGGTCATGACCGGCCTACGTACGGTGAAGCCGTGATCTTTCACACGGTACCCTGGGCGCCGGGCCTCGAAACGCGGCAGCTCAAACGCCTCGTCGGGGGCGACTGCTATGTCGCGGTGCGCGCGGCCGCGGCGTGTTGGCAGCTCGGCATCCGCAAAGGGTTCGGGCGCGAGGTGGTAAAGGCACGGCTGGCGAACGAGCCGCCGTCGAGCGCGGCGCGCGTGGCGCTCGAGCTCGGGATGCTCGAGGAGAATTGCGACCGGTTGGCGGAGGAGATCTGCTCATGAAGATCGAGCTACACAGCACCGCGCAAATCGTCGAGCTCAACGGCGTGCATTGCCGGGTGTGGGAAGGAACGACGGCCGGCGGGATCAAGCTCACCGCGTTCATCGTGCGCGTCGCCGTGGAGCGTTCCGACGACTCGAGCGAATTCGAGCGCGAGTTGCATGAGACGACGCAGCCTCGCCCGCTCGGCGTTTGGCCGACCCGGATGGTGCTCTGATGCTCGGTGAGTCCTGGTATCTGCTCATTCTGGACGACAAGCGGGAGCCGAACGCCGACGCCCGTCCCGTGGCGCGCGCGACGTCGGCCGCGGCGCTCGAGCAATTGCTGACTCGAGAACGCGTCGAGCCCTATTGGGACCGACAGTGGCGCAAGGTGTTCCGCCGCGGCGGTCCGCTAGAGTGGAAAGACGATCCCGGGCAAGATCGCGCGAAAGGAATTGCAGAAGTGTTTGCGGTCGCTGCTCGTGAGGGGGTCGTTCTACTCGCCGCTCGCGCGCTCATGCAGATCCCAACCGTCCAGGAGCTCGAGCAGATGCTCCCCGACACCGCGGGCGGCGAGGTGCCTAAATGATCCGCGGTGTCGACAGCAAAGGCAGCCTCGTGCTCGGCATCACGCGCCGCGAGATCGAGGGCCTGCTCGCCGGCGCGCGGTGTTGCTTTGTCTCGAGGCCGCCCGAGGCGCCCGGGCCTCACATCTGTCTATGGTTCGCGGAAACGGACGCCGACCTGCTCGCCAAGCTCGGCGAGATGTACCCCGACGGGCTGCCCGCCGAGGTCAGAGACTACCGAACGAAAGTGGACGGCTAATGGCGAATGGGTTCTCGAAATACACACCCGCGATCGTGCAATTCGCGCAGGCGACCGGCGCCGCGGCCGTCTATTGCTTCGCGGTCGATGGCAACCTCGGCACGGGCGGGATGCCGATGATCGTCGGCTTGCTGCCGGGCGCCGAGTATCGGCAGCGTTGCGAGGAATTGATCGGGCTCTTGCGCCGCAGCGCCGAGCTGCTCGAGCAGGATCTCGCTCGGCAGGTTCCGTTAGAGGCCGAGGGCGGCGCAGGGAGTGTCGGGTAATGGTCAGAAAACGCAATCGAGTGAGCCCCGAGGTGCCGGGCCGCCGGGGTCCGCGCAAGCAAGGATCGAAAGCCGGGCTGCGGCAGGTGCCGGGGGGCTATTCGATCCCGATGAGCGCGGGCAGCGCGCGCGACGCTGCGGGCAACCTCGGCAAGCGCCGACAGTTTCGCTTGACGATCCGCATCGACGAATCGTTCGGCACGCCCGAGGCGTGCCGCGCGCTCGCTCGCGCGAGGCTCGCCGATATCGTCGCGATGCGCGACGCGCTGGTCGCGGTCGATCGCGGGGGTCAGGCCGAGTATCTCATGCGTAAGGCGGGCGCCGTCGCGAACGATCCGGAGAAATTCCATTTCGCGATCGCGGCCGCCGACGTCGTCATGGTCCGCCCGAGTGCAAAGAGCAGCGAGGCGACCACGAAATTCTCGACCTGGGGGCTGCTCGCGCGGGCGTGGTGTAAGCAGGATCTCGCGGTGCTCTATCCGAACGCCGGTTACGGTAAATTGAGCGGCGAGAGCACCGACGAGCCGCGGGTGGAGTTTCTGTGCAAGTACATCGCCGATGTACCGCTGGCGACGTTCAACGATGATGATTACTGGCGCGCGATGCGCCCGGCGCGCGCGCATTGCAAAACCGATTCCACGTTCAAGGCCTACGCGCAGGTGTGTCGGCGCGTGCTGAAAATCGCGTGCGAGCTGCGCATCATTCCCGCGTGGCCATTGAGCGCGGTGTGCAAGCTGCCGATCGTGCCCAAGTCGAGCAACCCGGTGTTCCCGTTCCTCTATCCCGACGAATACGTGCGGCTCATGCGGTGCGAGAAGATCGGGATCGAGTGGCGCGTGCTGTGGGGTTTCATCGTTCGCGAGGGCCTGCGCATCAGCGAGGCGTTCCGGATCCAATGGCGACACCTCTCGCAGCTCGACAACGGCCGGTGGTTGCTCGACGTGCCCGACAGCAAGACGGGGCGCGCGCTGAACTTCGTTCTCAACGTCGGCACCGGCGAGGTGCTCGAGGCGTTTCGCAAGCTGCGCCCGGATCTGGCCGGGCCGTTCACTTGGATGAAAGCGACGAACCTCAAGAAAGCCGCCGAGCGGGTTCGCGATCACATCGAGCAATCGGGCACGACGCGCGAGCGACTGCTCACCAACGACGGTCGGCTGCGCCGCCTGCGCGAGCACGACTTGCGCTCGACGTTCGTCACGTGGTGCAAGCTCGCGGGCGTCGACAATGAGACGATCAGCCAACACACCGGGCACGAGTCGAGCACCATGATCGCGCGCTACAATCGGAGCAAGGCGACGATCGAGCACCTCGGCCTCGCTCGATACCTGCCGCTCGATCAGGCGATGGGCCTCGACGTGCGCGGCGAGCTCGCCGCGGGGGCGCCCGCGCCCCTGCTGCTCGGCGCGGGCGAGCACACCGCTTATGACCCCGAGCTCCCGGTGGGAGCGCACCCGGTAAAGCGGGCAGGGGTCACTTTTCCAACCGAGGCTGGCGCGCAACCGAGCACGGCTGCTGCAACCGAGGCCGAGGTTGGCAACCATCACCGGCCCGGTCAGGGGCGAGCCTCGAGCACGCCGGGAGCTGACCTCCCCGGCGCGCGTCTACCCGTTACCTCGCCGTTACACGAGCCTGCCGGGCCGGGTAACACCGCGACGACGGCGGCTGACTTCGATTCGGGCTATGCCCCGGGCGCGGAGCTCCGGGCGCGGTTCGCGGCGCCCGAGGGCGAGGCCCCCCGGCGCGTGGCGGCGCGCGGCGCGCGGGCGCCCCGGCGAGGCGTGGCGGGGCGGCGCGGCGTGTCGCATGGCTCGCCCGCAAACCTGGGCGCGAAATCGGCGACGGCGGCCGAGGTGGACTCCGCGGGCGAGGGCGGCGCGCATCTCGTCCACCCGGGCGAGGCTGCCCCCCGCTGGAGCAGCCGTGACACCAGCCGTGACACCGCGGTTTCGGGCGAGGTGTCACCAGTTCCGGGAAACGCCGAAACCAGCATGTTTTCTGCTGTCGTGCGCGAGACAGGGGTCGAACCTGCACGCCTTGCGGCGCTGGAACCTAAATCCGAACCCGGACGACCGCAAGCGACAAAACCCGAGGGAACCGCGCCGGCGACTGCGCCGGAAGGAACCGGAAGCGGCGAGGTGTCACGGGCAGCCGTGACACCGCTCCTCGCGCAGCTCCAGGCCGCGCACCGCCAAGCGAGCGAGGAATTCAATTGGACGGCGGCCCGGGGCTTGGAGCCACTTATTGAGGCCGAGCGGGTCCGGCTCTCGAACGAGGCCGCGGCCGCCCGGGCAGCAGCGCCGCCCGAGCCGGTCCGGCTCGAGGTCGTCCGGGCGCAGCGCGGCGAGCGGGGGGGGCGGTAGTGGCCCGGTGTCACCTCACCTCGCCCCAAAAGAGGGCCGCGCTGGAGCGTGAGATCGACGATCTCGACGCAGCGCCGGCGCCGGACAGGTGCGCGGTGTGCGGCGCCCTCAGCTCCTCGGCAATCTGCTCGCGGCAATGTCGTAGAGCTTTGCGCAAGGGCGCCGGCGCAGGGCAGCACAAGCGGGGGCGACGGTGAGCGCGCGGCGCAAGTCACAGCCGCCGGAGGAGCGCTGCCCGCACTGCGGCTGCCCCGAGGTGGCCACCTACGTTCGGCAGAACGCCCAGGGCGTGTACTCCTACACGTCCTGCCCGGGCTGCAACAGTATCAACGGTCAGCCGCCGAAGGGCGATGCGCCACGCAAGGGCGGTGCCTCGTGATCGCTATTTTTGCATGGTGGCTCGGCGCCGTCGCCTGCGGCCTCGTGTTCCGGTGGCCTCGACGCCCGTCGGCTCCAGTGCGCGTGCTCGCCGCCCTCGGTTGGCTCGTTTGCATCGCCTCGGCGTGGCGTGCCTGCGTGGGGGTCTGGTGGTGAGCGACGCTCGCGCGGCGCAGCGGGACAGCGAGGCGCGCGAGGCGGCCTTGAAACGCCGCTTCACCGATCGACGCCTCGCGGAAAGCCTCAACCAATGGTCGCGAGCGGTCGCCGCGATGAAGCGCGGGCGTGATGCGGGTCTGCCCCTGCCCGAGCAGCAATCGCTCCTCGACGACTGCCACGCCGCGCAACGACGGCATGAGGAATTGCTAAGCGTGGTTTCGGTCATTTGCAAATGTTGCGCGGGCAAGCTGCCGCCCGGTGCGCTCAATGCGCTGTGCTCGCGGCGCTGCCGCCGCATGTACGGGGCAATCGATCGGGGGGCTCGGTGAGCTCGCCAAAGGGGTTCGTCTGGCGCGGCATCCGGTTCTCGCCGCCGGCGCCGGCGGAGGGCGCCGCGGGGTTCTACTCGAGCGAGCCGTTCGAGGTCGCCGAGGGTCGCGTCGCCGACTGGAAAGTGCACCGTCCAAAAGCCGCGTGGCACGCTCGCCTGCGCATCGGACACGAGCGTTACCCGGGCGTGGGCGAGACTCGCGAGCAGGCGCTCGACATGGCAGCGGCCGAGGCCGCCAACGTCGCGACGTACATCGTTGCAATGATGCCGCCGGCGAGCTCGCCGGCGCCGCGCAAGCGACGGCCGCGGCGCGCGATGAAGGTGGGCCGGTGATCATGGCGAGCGGCAGGCAATGGATCGTGTTCCTCGCGATCGTCGCGGGCCTCGGCGCCCTGCTCGGCATCGGATGCGAGCGTGGCTGCTCGTACCTGCGCCAGCATGTCTCGATCGGGTGGGCGCAATGAGTCGATCGTCAAAGCGGCGTTTGGACGACCTCGCGAACGAGCTCTACTCCGAGATCTGCAAAATGACTCCGCGGCAGCGAGGTCGCGCAATCCGCGCGCTCGAGAAACTCAACGACCACAACTGCGGATGGATCCTCTATCGCCTGCGCGAACCGCTGCGCGGTTTCATTGACGACGCGAGCAGCCGGCGCGAGCTCAACGCCCGGGCGCGCGCACGCAAGGGGGCGGCATGAGCGACACCGAGCCGCGGCCGGCGGGTTGCCTGTGCACGTGGGAATTCGGCGACAGCCCGTGCCCGGTGCACCCTACGTGCCCAGGGTGCGGCTGCGCCGAATGCGAGTGTGCCGCGTCGATCACCATTCTGCCCGAGCAGCTCGAGCGGTTCGCTCGTGAACTCGGGCTCACGCAAGCGATCCTCGTCGGCTGGTCGCCGGACGGCACGACGCACGTTGTTACATGGGGCGCCTCGCTCACCGATAGCGCCCAGGCCGCGCAGGGGGGGAACGCGGTCAAGCGAGCGATCGGTTTCCCGGAAACCCTATGCCGCGCGTTGAGCCGCCGAGTCGCGGAGGCGCTCGGGCGCGCGGAGGCGGCCGGCGTCGACGCTGCCCCCGAGGAATGGGTGTGCATTCTATGCGAGCAGCGCAACGTTACGCGCTCGGATTCGGACGGCTGCTGCGTATCGTGCGGCATGGATCTTTGCGAGCGCGGTGAGCTGCTGCGATTCCTAGTGCCCGATGCCGATCGCTGCTCGTCGGTTGCGCCGGCGGAGTCGGCCAAATGAGCGGGGGAGGGCGACGGGGCGAGATCCGGATCCGCAAGGCGCGACCGGTGGAGAAGCAAGCCGGTGGCACCCACAATCGCAAGGCGCGACGGGCGGCGAAAGCGCAGCAACGAAGTGTTTTCGAGCCGGCGCTCGAGAGCCTGGAGGCGTTCGTTGCGCGCCGGGAAGCACGCCTGCGAGCGGCGCGCGAGGCATTCTGGTCCGGCAAGACGGATGCAGATATCGAGGCGATCGCGCTGGAGCGCTCGGCGAGTGAATGGCAGGGGCTCGGCGGGCAGTGGTTTCTGCCGCTGCTGCTGGACGCGGTGCCCCGCTGGGCAACGCGCCACTACCCGACGGACCCGAAGGAACGCGAGCGGCGCGCGCATGAGCTCGGGGATGTGATCTCAACGTCGCAGGCCGCAGCGGCCATCGCCGATCGGGATGCTCGCGGCACCGAGCGCGAGGGCGCTATCGCCCAAGTGTTCAACGCGATCGCGGAGGGCCTCGCGATCGGAGCTTATTGTCCCGGCGGAGTGATGGCTGCGGGGATGCGTTGGGAGGTGTCCGCGACTGAGCTGCGCGTGACGCACGGCCTGTTCTGCGCGCGGTACCCGGTGGATGATCCGAACTACTGGGATACGGCGCCGTGCGCGAACCTGGAGGCCGCCGCAGCGACCCACATCGCGGAGGCCGGTTCATGAACGTGGACGACTTCGCTCGACCGATCAGCGACGCGGCTCGCATCGTGCGCCGCGGACTGCCGAGCAGCAACACCATCGAGCTCTGTGATCTGGTGCAGTCGGGCTGGCTTCACGCGACGCGCTATCTGCAGGGGGCGGAGTCGGCATCGCGAACGCTCGTGTTCGTGTCCGTCAAGCACGCGATGCACGAGGCCGCGCTCGAGTGGGGCCAGAACGCATGGGTTGAGAGCTCCGGCAAACGCTCCCCGCTCGGCTATGCGCGCCGCCGGCGCACGGGAGAGCCGCCGCAACTTACCGGTTTGCATGAGTGGCATCGAATCGTGCCGACCCCTGATCTGGCGCTGCTCATCGATATCAAACGCACGCTGCTCTCGATGCCGCTGCGCGAAGCCGTGGCTTGGTACTCTCAGCGACAACTGGACGAGCCGGCGCACAAGCTCGCCCCGGAGTTTGGGGTCACGCGCGGGCGAGTCGTCCAGCTCGCCGCGGCCGCCAACGACAAGCTGCGCCAGGTCGTCGACCCCGATCGGGAGATGCGCCCGAGCAACACCATCATTCTCTCCGATTGGAAGGCGAAACATCGCCACGAACGCCGTCAACGCTACGGCGAGCTGCGTCGGCTTGGCGCCTCGGTGAAGATGGCAACGCGGGGAGCCAAGAGCACCAAACTGTTTTCCGGCGCGCTGCGCATCCTGCAACACGGGCCAGCCCTATGACCCCCGAGATGCACGCCCAGATGCAGGGCATCGACACCGAGGCGCAGCGGCGCGATCTGCTCCTTCTCTCCCTACAGACGCTCGTTCCGCTGTGGATTGCACACGCCCGGCGGTGGACACCAGAGCAGCGCTGCGCGCGCGCCCACGACGCCTCTGGAATCATCGCAGGGGGAGAGAATTGCGACGAGCTCCGGGGCAGGCATGGCAAAGGACCCGCGAGCTTTGCCAACGGCTCACCCGACGGCTCCGGGGCGGTTCTGAACTCACTCGCCATGGGGATCGCGTTGCTCGCCCTGCAACCGGGTGGCGTCGACTATGCGGGCGCCCATTGGGAGGCCGCGCCGCTGACCGGCGAGGGAGCCGTCTGATGGCACAACGCCGGGTGACCGACGGCGAGATCATCAAGCTCGCATGGGAGGCCGAGGATCGGGTGCGCTGCGGCGCGTCGTCCCTCGCGCATCGCAAGCTCGCGCGGCGAGGCGAGCTCTATCTCGTCCGAACCAAACTCGCGGGGGCCAAGGTTTGGACGCTCGTCGCGCGCCGGTGGCAACCCCTCATGGGCGGCTGGGTGCGAGACGGCGAGGACGTTTACGACTTTGCCGACGGTGACGCCGCGTGGCGTGCCGCGATCGGTTGGGATGGGAAGGGCGAGCCCGAGGGGTTCGCGCGGTATCGCCGGCGGGCCTGAATCAAAGGCGCTCCGCCGAACCTAGAGGAGCAAAGGCAATGACAGAAACAAGGACGTTTCTAGGACTGCAAATGCGGTACTTCGTTCTGAAGCCGCAAGGTGCTAGCGCGTACGCGCTAGCAAGCCGCGCGGCGTTGCGCGCGTACGCCGGCGAGATCGAGCCGGTGAATCCGCAGCTCGCAACCGACCTGCGCGAATGGGCGATGCGCGTCGAGGCCTCGCCGCCGGCGGCCTTCGATTGCGTCGCCGAGGACGACGGCGAGCCATGAAAGACAACGAAGCAATCCGGGCGTTCCCGTTGTGCTGGCCTGATGGGTGGGCGCGCACCAAACAACGCACGAGCAGCAACTACAAAGTGACGACGGACACCGCGATCGAGGAGTTGATCGGCGGCATCCGCCTCATGGGCGGTCGCGATATCATCGTTTCGAGCAACGTTCCGGTGAGACGGGACGGCACCATGTATCGCGGCGATCACAGCGATCAGAGAATCGCGGATCCGGGCGTCGCGGTGTATTGGACGGCGCGCGGTCCCAAGGGCGAGCCGATGCCGCGCGAGATCCCGTGCGACCACTGGGTTACGGTGCGCGAGAACGTGCGCGCCCTCGGTATGGCGATCGATTGCATCCGCGGCCTGAAGCGCTGCGGCGCCGGCGAGATCCAGGATCGGGCGTTCTCGGGGTTCGCTCGGCTGCCCGAGTCCACGGGCCCCAGATGGTGGGAGGTGCTAGGCGTCGATCGCTCCGCGGATGGTCGCTACATCAAGGGGATTTATCGCTCGCTCGCGGCCGAGCATCACCCGGACAAGGGCGGCGATCCCGCCTTGATGGCACGCATCAATGAGGCGTTTCGGCAAGCGAACGCCGAGCGAGGCGACTCGCCATGAAACTCGTTTTCATCGCGGGAAGATTCGCGGGCGCGAACGCTTGGGAGATCGCGCGCAACACGCACGCGGCCGAGGCCGTCGCGCTCCAGGTCGCCGAGCTCGGGGGCATGCCGGTCGTGCCGCACTCGCTCGGGCGCAGCATGTTCGGCACGCTGCCCGAGGAATTCTGGCGCGCGGGGTGCCTCGAGCTGCTCGGGCGGTGCGATGGGATCCTGCTGCTGCCTAGCTGGAGCAGCTCGCCGGGCGCCGGCGCCGAGGCGAGGCACGCCGACAAGCGCGGCATCCGACGGTGGGGGATCGGGCACCTCAAAAGCGCCGCGTTCTTTCGGTGGCTCAACTATCCCGCCGAGCGGGGGGCGTCGATCCAGGCAGCGAGCGCGCGCGACAAAGCGAGGCAACAATGATCGGGCGCGGCGCGCTGCCGCCGCTGCGGGGTTCGGCAATGAGAGAGCCGCAACCCAATGGGCGCGCGTGGCGCTCGATGCCCGTTCCGGCGACCGCCTGGAGCGTCGAGGTGATCGCGCAAAGTATGTGGACCGACGGGCGCCTCAGTGTGATCTCATCGTTGATCAACGCCGAGCTGCCGAGCGGTCGCGGTGTCGGGCCTCAGTGGCACGTTTCCGTCTCTCGATTCGGCAAGCGTCCCAAGCCTGCCGAGCGCGCGCGCGCGCAGCGGGCGTTTCGGATCCGCGGATGGGAGGAGGATAACCACCACCCCGGGCACGCCCGGCATTTCTTTCGCCCCGTCGATCCCGCCGAGCGAGTCGATTGCGAGTGCAAGACGAACGAGACAACGCATGTCGAGCCGGACGGCTATCGCTGGACGAACCCCACCGATGAGCCGTGCCGGGGCTGCGAATACTCGGCGCAGCACGGCAAACCGTGCCCGATCCATGCGCCGCCGGCGGCGAGCTTGGGGGCGCCATGAACTCCGCCGGCGCGACGCTATCGCCCTGCCTGCGCTACCGTTACGCCCTGTGGCGCGAATGGGATGCGCTGCTGCCGACGGTCGTTTTCTGCGGCCTCAATCCGAGCACCGCCGACGCGATCAACGACGACCCAACGATCCGGCGCGAGCTCGGCTACGCGCGCGACTGGGGTTTCGGGCGCCTCGTGAAAGTCAACGCCTACGGCTTTCGATCGACCGATCCGAAAGCGTTGCTTTACGCCGAGGATCCGATCGGGCCCGATAACCTCGCGACGGTCGTTCGCTGCGCGAGCGCTGCCGCGTTGTTCGTCGCGGCATGGGGGAACAACATCCGCGACCGCGATGCGTTCGCGCTGCGCACCCTACTGCGGCAGGCGGGCGTTTCAATTCACGTCCTACGCCTCACCGGCAAAGGCAACCCCGAGCATCCGCTCTACCTGCCGCGCAGCCTGCGGCCCGTCACTTGGCCCGGGGGGATTCCCTGGGCGCGCACCGAGGAGATCACCAAATGAGCGCACGCGATAAATTCATCGGGATCAAGGCCGACTTTTGGGATTGCGCCGACGCCGAGCGGCTCACGCATCTCGATCCGGTGAGCGCGCTCGAAAGCGTGGTCGACTGTCACCGCGGGCACGGCCACACCACCGAGGAAACGATCCGCGAGATGGGCGAGATCATCGTCGAGGCCTATCGCCGCGCCGTGCATCCGCCGACGGACATCGACGACGCGACCGATCGCGCGCTGGACGCGGCGCGCGAAATGCTCGACGACGAAACCGAGCTGGGCGATCCCGAGGGTGAGCGCCCCATGTTTAGCATCGACGTGCTGGCGAAGCATCGGCCCGCGTTCGACGCCGCCGTGCGCGCGCTCGCCGCCGACGCCAAGGTGTGGCACTGCGATCTGATCCAAAGCGTCGAGCTTACCCCCGACGACGCGCTCGAGATCCTGCGCGTGGAACGGCCCGAGTGGTTTGAACCCCCGACGACGGCGGGCGCGCTCCTCCCGGAGGATCTGTGATCTCGGTGCCCAGCGTTGACTATTGCGACCGCTGCAGGTGCAAGACGCTGCATGTGCCCACGCCCTCGGGCGAGCGCGTTTGCGAGTGGCACTTGCTCCACGTGCCCGAGGTTCCGACGCCGCCGGCGCCGGCGCACGAAACCGAGGGAGCGCGGTCGGCCAAGTGACTCGGTTGAAACGTATTGCGAGCGCGCTGCCAAGCGCCTCGCCCAGGGAGGTCCCATTTCAATGAACAATCGAACGAAGAAAAAAGCCGCCGAGAAACCCGAGCGCAAATCCGTCCACGTCGGGCTCAAGGCGCGCGATGTCAGGAACCTCGAAACGGTGCGCGCGGTGATGCGCCGCGATCCCGTCCAGGGTCTGATGTTGGACGACAAGATCCCGCACGCCAAAGCAGCGCTGTACGCGATCGCCTTCTGCGCCGCGCACGGGCCGGCGCACGTCACCACGGGTTGATTTGGCAATGCCCCGCGCGTGCGCGGGGAGGGAGGCGGCGAGAAAATGATCCTCATCAAAGAGGAGTTTATCGGGGGCGAAAAGTACCGCCGAGCAGTGAAGCTCGGCGGCAGCGATGCGATCGCGATGTGGCTAGCGCTCAAATGCTACTGCTCGCAGCATCCGGACACCGAGGGCTTTGTGCCCGCCGAGGAGCTCGACGAGCTGCCTGGAGCGCCGCGCCGAGCCAGCAAGGCGCTCCAGGCGTTGATCGACTGCGGGCGCCTGCTGCCGCGGGGCGCGCGAGGGGCGGGCCTCATCGAGGTCGCCGAGGGCGGCTGGAAAATGCACGACTATGCCGATCACGCGCCGGCGCCCGAGGAGACCGAGCTACGCCGGGAAAAGGCGCGCCTCCGCCAGCAGGCCCACCGGGAGGCCAAGCGGCGCGAGCTCGCCGCCGTGAAGCGCTTCAAGCTGGATATCGCGCTGCTCGACGGCGAGGGTGTCACGGGAAACGTCACACCCGGAAAGAGTGACAACCCGTGTGACATGTCGCGTGACAATCCGCGTGACATAGACGGGACGTCACTCGCGGGCGCGCCCCCGCACGAGGGCGCGCGCGAGCCCGCGCCTACGCGGGCGGGCGCGCTTCCCAACCCAACCCTCCCCAACCCAACCAAAAAAACTCTTCTAAGTCTGACAAGCACGATCCGGGATGCGCGGGCGATCGAAGCCAGCCCCGAGCAGCGCCTATTTGCCGACGAAAACGGCGTCGATCTCGAGTCGGTGCTCGCCGAGCTGCGCGCCGCGCCGGACACCGCAGGGCTTAGCCTCGACGAGATCCGCGTACGCCTCGACGCCAAGCTCGCGCAAGCCGTCGAGCAGCGCGAGCCGATGGGAGGTGCCGCGTGACCGGGCCCGACGGCGCCGACCGCGAGGCGGCCGAGCAGCTCCAGGGGCACGACGCCGAGCAGCTCGGGGCCGAGGGCGAGACGTTCGAGGAACTCGATCTCAACGACGGCGCCGATTGGGAGTTTGTGCCGTGAGCTGTCACATCGGCGCGCGAGCCGGCTCGGGCCCGGTCTCACCGCGGCAGCTCCAGGTGTTGCAGGTGATCGCGCGCTCGATCGAGGTGCGCGGGTTCCCGCCCTCGATCCGCGAATTCACGATCGAACTCGGGCTGAGCCTCAATAGCCGACAATCGATCGACGAGCACCTAGAGCGCCTCGCGGCGAAGGGAATGCTCGTGCGGCACGCGCACGTCGCGCGAGGGATCACACTCACCACCGCCGCGCGCGAGCTGCTCGCATGCGAGCGGGCAAGGGAGCAAAGCAAATGACAACACAGAGTTTCAGCACCGAGCGCGACTTGACGCCCGAGGAGATCCGCGAACGTGACAAGCTACGCGACGACCTCGACGAGGAGCGCGACGGGTTGATCACCGCCGTCGAGGACCGCCGCAAAGAGATCCGAGGGTTCAACGTCAAACGCAAAAAGATCGAGGTGCAGCTGCGCGACGTGCGCCGCGAGCTGCGCACCGGCAAGGTATTCGAGTCGCCGCAAACGGTGATGCCGTTCGAGGATCCGCCGGCGACGGCGAGGCACGGCGAGGGCGAGCTGCTCGATCCCGTCGAGCTGCGACACTTGATCAGTTGCGTGCGGCCGCCCGAGCTTTGGCCCACGCTAAAAGACGTCAAGTCGTGGCACGAGGACGTGCGCGCCGACGTCCAGAGATGGTGCCGCGTCGAGCATGCGCGTGCGACGCCGATCGCCGGCCTGCCGCTGCCCGACTCGTTCGCGATCCCGAACGTCCTCGAGAACGTCGCTTACAAAGATATTCCCGGCGTGCAAGGCAAGGCCTCGATCGAGCGCCACGGCGTTTGGGCGGGTCGCAAAGGGAAGCGCAAAGCGACGGCGCGCAAAGCGGGCAAGCGGGCGCGGGCATGAGAACACCAGACACCCTGCTGCGCGCGGTGCGCGAGGTCCTCGCGAGCGCGTTCGGTCCGGACCTCGACGGCAGCGAGCGCGGCGAGAGGGTAAGCCGGTTCTATCTCGCGCGCATTCGCGACGTCGTGTTCGAATATCTGCCCGGCGCGCCGGCGCCGGGGGGGCCTTGCGAGGATTGCGCCGACCTGCGGAACCGCCTGCGCAACATCTATCACTTGACGCTCACCCATCAGGATCCCGCCGAGGCGATTCGAGGCGTCCGCGAGGCGTCCGCGCCGGGCGCGCCACGGCCGGCGCCGCTCGAGTACTCGGGCACCGTGACCGAGCACGGTCGCTGCGGGGTCGATTGCCTCGCGTGCGCGGCAGGGGGCGCGAATGCGTGACATTCGGCAAGGGCGAGCCGTGCCCGCGGGGCGCGTACTACCGGCCCAGGATCCACCTGCCGCGCCCGGTGGTGCGAGCGCGCGAGCTCACGCCCGAGGAACGAGCGGCACGGCGCAAGGCGAGCGAGCGGGCGCACTCGGCGGCCGCGGCGTATCACGTGAGCCTGCTCGATGCGGGGATGAAAAGTTACCTCGCCCTCGCAAAGGCAAAGTGGCTGCGCGCGGGGGGCTACGGGTTCCCGCTCACGCCCGAGGAGGAAAGCGAGATCCGCGCCGCGGGGTTCGAGCCCGCGCCTCGCGTTCCCTAGCCGAACGCGCATTCGAGCTCGCGTGGCGCATGCTGCCGCCGCTGCGCGGTGTCGAGCTCGAGTCGGAATTCTGGTTTCACCCGGATCGAAAATGGCGATTCGATTTCGCGATCGCCCCGTTCAAAATCGCGATCGAAATCGACGGCCGGGGGCGGGGAAAGCCCGATGCGATCGGGCGGCATCAAACGGTAGACGGCATCCGGCGCGACCTGGAGAAACACCGCGGCGCCGTGCTGCGCGGCTGGCATATCATGCGCTACCCGGCGACGGACAAGGCGAACGCGCTCGCCTGGGCGCGCGAGGTGCGCGAGCTGCTCGGCATGATCGATCCGGTCCTCGATCAGTGCGCGGTGTGCGATTGCACCGAGCTCGACTGCTCGCAATGCGTCGGGCGTACGGGCGAGCCTTGCTACTGGGCGCGCGCCGGGGTCTGCTCGGCGTGCGCCGGTCGGATGGGAAAGCCGCGACGCTAGTTCAGGGGGCGAGCGGCGCGCAGGCGCCGGGCCCCGCGTAGCCGGCGCCGGCGGCGAGCTCGGCGGTGATGCACGGGCGGAGCCGGGCCGAGGTCGGGCGATCCGGATCCATCAGGCTGCCGCTGCCGACCTCATGCTCGAGGCCCAGGCTATGGCCGAGCTCGTGCGCGATCGTGGCAGCGCGCTCCTCGGCCGGCGTAAGGCTCGAAACCTGGATCACATCGAGCTCGGCGCTCCAGGCCGCACCGTGGTCGCGATCGTCGCCGAAGTCAGCGAGCTCGATCCGGATCGGCAATGGGATCGGCGCGCCGGCGGCCTCAGACCAGAGAGCGATCGCAGCGAGCGCCGACGGCTCCAGCTTGGGATCGATGTCGCACGCGTCGAGCTGCTCGGGCGCCTCGGGTGCGCCGCTGCCTACCCCTACTGACTCCGGCTGACACGCGACGAGGGCGAGGAAAGCAAGGGGGGCGAGCCAGCGAATCACGCCCCCTTTGAACGGCTCGGGCGCCGGTGGCTTGAACCTCTAGCGCTCCGGGCCCGTGCTCGGGGGCGCGCCCAGGTGCGTGACCCACGACACCCAACGGCCGTAGGCTGGCCAGCGCAGCGCCGCCGTAGCGCTGCCGAGGGCGAGCACCAGGGCGAGCACAGCGCCGGCGCCGAGCGCCAGGGCGCGCCCCTGGGCGCCGCCCCCTGCCGTCGCGGGGGCAGGGGCCGCCGGGGGTAGGGGCATCCCGTCAAACCCCGGTGGCGCCGCGGCAACGGGCGGCGCGGGCAGGGGCAGGATCGCTCGGATCTCGCCGCGATGGCCGGGCAGCGACGCCGGGGGGCGCCGGAGGCCCACCAACGTAGGGGTGCCGCTGCGCGGGGTATCCCCGGACCGGAACGGCCCGGGCAACGGGGGCGGCAGCTTGGGAGGGTCTGCCATGTTCGCCCTCCCCCCTAGCGCCCCGGCTCGGGCGAGCTCGCGCTCGGCGCTGCCGTCGCCTCGGGCGCCTCGCCGGAGTTGAGCCGGCATTGCGAGCGCGCCCTCGCGCAACCGAGCAGCACGAGCAGCATGCCGAGCAGTGCCAGTGCCTTCATGCGCGCAAGCCTACGGCCGGCGCCGGCAAGGGTCAAATCGCAGCAACACCAGATGGCGCCTCGAGGCCGGGGGTGGGGGGCGGCCTCGAGGCGTTAGAGGTATTGGTCCATGCGCGGGCCGAATGATGCGACCTCGCGGGAGCGGCCGTCAAGCGGTTTCATTCTGTCGGGTCGCCCGGGATTGTGCGGAGATGCACGCGGGTCAATCGATCGTGAGGCGCATGCTGCCTGCGATAGCGCGCGAGCTCTGCGCCTTGCGCCTGGAATTCTCCATACACCCGATCGAGTTGTGCCTCCGCGCGGCCGAGCTCGGCCTCCGCCCAGTCGCGGGCGCTCTCCGCGAGATCGAGCGCGGTGCGGCATCCCCCGAGCCGCCTCCGGAGCGCGGTCTCCCGCCGGGCGAAACGATGCTCGAGCCACAGCATCGCCACAATCGCGCACACCGCGACGCCGGCCGGCACGAGCTCGAGCAGCATTCCCGAGTATGCCACGCCGGGGGGGCGCGGCGCGCGATCCTCACTTTTGGCAACCCCCCCGTTGGTTCAGGCCACCCGCTCGAGATGCCCGCCCGTCGTGGTGAGGGAGCATCCTGCGACGGCGGCTGACATGAGGCACGAGCCGCGCATCGTGCGGCTCGTGGTCGTATCGGTCGCGAGCGCGATATCAGCGGAGGATCGTTGCTCGATGGAGTTGACCGCGGTGAAGCCATTTGCGGTCGAGGTGATATGAGTCATCGCCACGCCCGCCGCGCCCGCGGTGGTGATAGTGAACTCCGCCTCGACACGAATATGATAGGTGCCCGCCACCGTCGGCGAGACATGCGAGGCATTGATCGAGGTGACGCCGATGCTGATATCAAAAAAGGATCCGATGTTCAGAGGTGTCGCGGTCGCGCCGCGAACAAACATGTACGTGTAACAACATTTCCAGCGCGAGCCCGCGACGAGAAAATTTGCCGGGATCGTGATCTGCGCAGTAGTCACGAGCGCGGAGACAGTGTTCGTTGCCGTAGCGGACGCGAGGAGCGGCACTTGCCCCACGCGCGCAAACGAGAACCCGAGGTCCGCGCTGCCCACCCGTTGCAATACCGTATCGGCGGCCGCGGTCGCGTCGATGATATTTGCCGCGGCTCGAAGGAGCAAGCTTTGCACCGCAAGCGCCATGTCTTGCGGATCGGCCGATCCCGCGGTGGGGTTGGCCTTGATCGTGTTGGCCGCCATGTTCGCGGCCTTCGTGTTGCTCACCGCATCGGCAACGATCGTGAGCGTGTTGTCATTGACGGGCGCGGTCACGTCGCCGGCGGTGAGCGCGGCACGTCGGAACGAATTGCTCGCCGCATCGTAAATGATCGAGGTCGATGCGGCGGCGGCGAGCGTCGCCCATTCGAGCCCGTTGTTTCCGGTGTTGACCCGCAAGTATTGAAACGCCGCGGTGCCCGCGACGAATGCAGGAACCGCGCTGCCGTTGGCGGCATTGATGAGAACCGACTTGCCCGCCGCGACGCTGAACGTCGCGGTGTTGCTATTCTGCGGCGCCGTCACAACGCCGGTGACGGCGGCGCGGACAAACGTATTCGTGCTCGCATCGTAAAGGATCGATGTCGAGCCCTGCGCCGCGAGCGATGCCCATTCGAGCCCGTCGTTTGCTGCGTTTACGCGCAGGTATTGAAACTCCGCGGACGAGGCGAAATAGGCCGCATCGCCCGCGACGTTCAGCGCGTTCGCAATCACGCTTTTGGCGGGCGCAAACTCCAGCTTGACGAGCGGGAGACTATGATCGGCGATGCCGCCCGTACCGGCCTCGACGACTCGATACAGCTCCGCGAGCGAGCGCCACCAGCCCGCGTACGGAGTCACGTTTAGGCTCGCCTCCGCATAGTCGATCGCGTTGTTATCGGAGAGCTCCGCTTGGTCGGTGCCATCATTTTGCCAACCGGCATGCCGGCTCGCTCGTTCATTGAACGCCGGAATGAGCAAGTGATTGGAGGCCGTGCGGATCCCGAAAATGCGACGCTCGACCGGATCGCCATTTTCCCGCAGCTCGATGAGATAGCTTCCTTCGGATCCGGAGTTGGGCTCGAACGTCCAAACATTGGGATCGCCCGTGGGCGCGAGCGACGGCTCCGCCACGGGATCGTCGGGCGGGCCCCACAACAAATGGAACGTACTGTTGCCCGTGCCGCTCACATCGGTGAGCGTTACGATGTCGCCGGATTGGAGCCCGTCGGTGCGCGCGCGGCCGGCAACACCTGCGGGTAAACCTACTTGGTCGATCTTGATTCGGGCGCTCATGATTTCAAACTCCCATCGGCGCGGAGCCCATCGAGCCCGAGCCGTAGCCAATCCCAGCGATCTCGATTGCCGGCACTGGATCGACCAGCAAAACGATCCATTGCTGCGTCGGGCAAATGCGCAGCAGCAGCTCCTTCAATTCATCGATCCGATCGGCGGCGACCTCGGCGCGCTCGGGAAACACCTCGCCCGAGAAGTACAGAAAATAGGGCCAGAACGCCGGATCATCCGGCACGGGCGGAGGCGCGCGCGGCGTGAGATCTAGATTCACGAGATAGCCCGGATCGTTCACGAGGCTCGCGTCACAATGCGGCGCGAGCGGCTCGCCCGGTCCGGTGTCGAAGCATTCCCACGGCGAGGTCGCTTCGCACTGGTACGCGCCTAACAGCGGTTGCGTGGTATGCACGCGCGGATCGCGCGCGACGTACGGCGGGCCCGTGACCCACCATTCGTGGATGAAAACATCGGTGAACCCCGCGACGTGCAAGACGGTTTGAATGTAGTCGGGCGATTGCCCGCCCTGCGCACGCCACGCCGCCGCGAGCCGCAAGCGACGGACGACCTCCGCGCCCGTGCTGGGCAATGCGAATTGAAACTCCCACGCTGCCAGCTCGCGCGTCGTCCGCGGAAACAGATCCAGATACACGAGATCGATGAACGTCCGCACATCGGCAGCGAACGCAGCGAGGCCCTCGACATAGTGCCGCAGATTCGTCGCGATCGTCGTGCGCCATGCGAGCGCGCGAGGCAATAGATGTTGGAACGTGGTGAACATGCGCGAGGATTTTTAGAGCAGCGGGATCTCGTAGTTGGACATACAGACGCCGCCGGTATTGATGATAAAGACGCGGCCGTTCGCCATCGCTGCGCCGCTGACCGATGTATCTACGTTGACGTTCGAGATCCACGTGAGCCCTGCGTCGAGCGATAGGAATAGCGTGCTGCCTTTCGTCGCCCCGTTCGAGCGCAGCACCGCGAGGAGCGCGCCCGTATCCGGATCGCCGATCAGGTTCACCGCAGCGTTGTCGCCCGCGATCGCCGCGGGCAATGGCAAGGTCGAGATGTGCGTCCAGCTACCGCCCGGCGCGGTCGCCCGATAGACGCGGAACTCGTCGCCGCTGTCATAGTTGGCGAGATAGAACGGGAGAATTTGATTACCCACGGGAACGGACGCCATGGCCGTCGCCGTAGTCGACAGATGGTGCGCCGCGTCCGGGAGAACACCGGCCGCACCCCACGTGACGCCGCTATCGCTCGACACCTCTACTTGTGCTTGGTTCGCGACTAAGAGAAACTCCGCGCCCACGGCGTCTTTGGTGGCGCAGATCAATCGTGGGCTAAAGCCCGGCGTGCGCAGGGTCCAGACGTCGCCGGTGGGGCTCGTATATACAGCGCCGTTAGCGTCCGTCGCGAAAAACGTTGCATCGCCCCAAACGACCTTGTTCGCGCCGAGCGCTGGCTTAGTCGTGGCGATCGTCCAGGATGTTCCAAAGTTCGTCGAGCGATACGCCCAGTTTCCGCCGCTGCCCACGCTGGCCACCATGGTGTTTGTGGCCGGGTCGCGCGCGATGCACGTGGTGTTCGCGGCGATGTTGCCAGCGACGGTGGGCGTCCCGTCGGAACGGACGCGCAGCGTCCCGCTCGCCGCGCCGTTTGAGACGAGCGCGAGCGCGCGCGACGTATCTAGGACGGCGCCGATTTGCGAGCCCGTGACCGTGCTCGAGACCCGCGTCCAGCCCTTCAGCGCTTGGCTCGAAAGCGATACCTCCGCCGCGGCAGCAGCGGCCGCGGCCTCCGTCTCGGCGATGTGCGTGACGCCCTCGAGGTATTGGCTCGCGCCCACCTCATCGGCGGAACCGCTCGGCGTGATCGATGCGTTCGCGAGCAACGATTGCAGAAACCCCCATAGATCGTTGAGCCAGTCACGCTCGAGCGGAGTGCCCGTGCCATCGTTGAAGGTCACCGCGTTGCGCGCCTTGCCCTGCGGATAGGCGGGATCGGCGTCGGTCTGCGCGGGGTATCGAGAGCCTGGGCTTAGGGCCATGCTTTTGGAAAACTCCTTTCAGGCGGATGTGAGCGTGCCGAGCTTGGCGAGCTCGCCGGGCGAGAGCGTGTATTCGTTCAGCACGAGGCCGGCGCGCGAGAGCGTGACCGACGCGACGGTCGCGCCGTTGGATTCAGCAATCTCATTCACCACGCCGCCGATCGCGCCTTGGGTCACGCGATCGAGGCGCGGCAGCGAGGATAAGCCCACGATGTAGGGCTCTCGCGCGCGGAGAAATTCATCCACGCCTAGCTCCATTGATGCGAGCACCGCAGCAGGATCGACCGCCGTAAAGCCCGTGATGTCGACGTCAAACCCGGTGCGCGTGATGGGCAGCACATTGACCGCTGCATTTGCCGGGCGACGGTTGGCGAGGCCTGTCGGCGAGGGCGCCTCCTCGGGATCAAACTCGATGAATAGGAGCACCTCGGCGAGCTGCGATGCATCCGGGATCCCGTCGGGCCCGGCCTCGGCCTCGACATACACATCGACCTCGCCGGGCTGGCCCGTGTACGGGAACACATTTCGGATCCCAGGCACCTCCGTGCCCCATGACTGATAGTCCGCGTAGGCGCCGCCCTGCGGGCGCCGTTGGCAACGCCGCAGCACGCGCGCGCGGTAGGTGTCCTCGCTCTCGCCCTCGGCGCCCACGACGGCCGAGCCGGTCACGGTCGCATTCGTCGCGACGTTGGGCGGTGAGCCGGCAAACTGTAGGATCTGACCGGGCTCCAGGTTTCCGATTGTGCCCGAGCCGTCGCCGTTGTCCTGATCGGAGCTCGCGATCGCGGTGACCGTGATCGTCGGCAGCGCGAGCGCGACGGGCGCCGTCGTCAGATAGACAACGCCCGTCGGCGCGTAGAGCAGCTGCGTTCCGCCGGCGAGCGAGCCCACGGCGCTCAGCACCGTGACCTCGAGCTCGAGCTCGGCTTGCGTCGCGGGCAGCGGATCGCCCACGCCGACGAGCCTGCCCCATTCGACGAGCGGGCGGAGGAGCGTCCCGTTGACCTCGGTTTCCTCGAACGATGCCGTACTTACAAACTGCTGGAGCAGCGAGAAACCAGCGTATTTGTACAGGATGATGTAGACGGCGGCGATCACCTTGGCGAGGACGCGACTGAACGACTTGGGCAGCAGCGGGATCGTTTGCGAGATCGCCGTCTCGAGCTGCCCGATCACATTGCTTGCGACCTGCTGCGTCGTGGGTGTTACGAGAGCCATGCTACCTCATCCGAAAGAAAGCTCGATGCGCTGCTCGGTGGCTGTGATGATCACGAGCCCGAGGCCCACGCGGTTCAACGCCGGGATCGTCGCCTCGACGGTCAGGCTTTGCGCGACGCCGGTGTCGAGCATCCACTGCAAATCCCGCGCGGCCGCCTGCTCGATGCGCCGCAGGTTGAACGGGATCGCGGGCAGCGACCGCACGAGAAATTGCGTCTCGCTGCGATAGTGCCGTTCGAGCTCGACGTCGAGCAGGTTCCCCCACCACTGCTGCGCGGTATCGGTCCCCGCGGGATCGTCCTCGTTCCCGCCGAACAATGAGAGGTAGGCGGCCGTCTCCAGGCCCTCGCTCATCAATAGCAGACCGCTCTGAATCGTGAGGTCGCCGCCGTCGTTGGTGTGTCTCAGGACAACGTCTGTCACATCAGCTCCAGGGAACGACCGTGTTGGGCGGCGCGACGAGCACGCCGGTTCCCGTCCGAAACCAAGTGTCGATCAGCGAGGCAAACGCCGCGGCCGCGGCCGCGTGCGTGGGTTGCGTGCCCGCGAGGAGCGAGGCAATGCCCAACGGCGCCGGCGGTGGAACCCCGGTAAATAGCGGCAGCATGCCGGCGGCGACGGTCACCGCGCAGGCCGCGAACGCGGCATCGAACGGCGCGGCCGCCGAGGGGGCAGCGAACGCGCTCGCGAGCGAGCTCGACAGCGCGGCGACGGCGGCCGCAAGGGTCGTCGAGGCCGGCACGATCGAGGCCGCGTAGCCGTTGATCGCATCCGCCCAGGCCTGCGCGCAGGCCGCGCGCGAGCCGGCGACGCTGCCGCCCCCCGAGGGCGGCGCGGCGAATAGCGACTCGAGCGAGCTTTGCAGCGAGGCGGCGTTCAGGGGCATGCGTTCAAAATCTGCGCGGAATGTTCACGTTTCGCGTCAAGCGTTCACCGCGCGGGCGGTTTGCTCAGACTTTGGTGAGGGTGACGATGTACTCGCCCGCCTCGAGCTGTGGCGCCGCCTCGTTCGTGACCGTGAATTGAAGCCCGCCCACCGGCGTGTACTTGCTCCAGGGTTTGTTTTCCTCGCCGCTCACCGCGTCGAGGCGATAGCTGACGCTGTGCTCGCCGATCAGGTTCATCGTCGCGCCGTTGAGGCGCATTTTCAAAGCGAGTGACATTGGGGTTTTCTCCTTAGGTGCTTGGGACGGGTGGGCCTGTTAGGCCAAAGGGCGAGCTATGCATGTGCGTGCCGGCGCCGAACGTGCCGAGGGGTGTCGTTGCAACGACGTTCCCGGCGGCATCGATCGCAATGCCGCCGAGGGCGTTGCTGAAATTGAGCGCCCCGTCGGCGCCGAGCACGGCGGAGGCCTGCGGCGTGGCGAGCGAGATCGAGCCGTCGGCGGCGAGCTCGGCGGTGCTGCCCGCGAGCACGCTATGCACGAGGATCGACCCGTCCGCTTTGACCCATACCTCGGCGACGATCGAGCCGTCGCCGGCGCGCGAGTACATGCGATGCTCGCCGGCGCCGGCGACGCCCGCGTTTACCGGATCCTGGTAGCCGACCGCCTGCGCGTTGCCGGCGCCCAGGTCGTCGCCGAGGTAGGCCACATCGCCGGGCAGCGGGCGCGCATCGACGCCCGGCGGCGCGAAGTGTCCCGCGGTCACGGGATCGCCGTCGCCGCTGTCGCACTTGACCTCGGGCGTAGGGGTGCCCTGATCGCTATTGCGCAGGAACTCGACGACGCTGGCTAGGAATCCCATGGGAGCTTCTTTGGCAGCGTTCCGCCGAACGAACCGGGCAGCACGAGCTCGAGGGTTGCGGTTTCGAGGTCGGCGGTTTGCTTGAATTTGACCGCGCGGATCAGCAGCTCGGTTTCCGAGTAGATCATCGCGCCCGGCGCGGTGAGCATGATCGTGGTGTTGGGTGACCAGAGTTTTCCAGACGGGTCGCGCCACGTCGGCAGGCCCTCGACGGTGTAGGTCGCCGAGCTCGCCACCATGCGCCCGACCATGGCCTTTGTCGCGCGCGGCACATCTGCCGACCCGGTGTCGCCGGTGCTCGCGCAATGGTGCTGCGGGAGGAACGAGCGAAAGAGGGTGTTGATCTGCGTGTACTTCGATCCGTTCTGCTGCCCCGAGCGTTTGCACGCGCGCCCGGTGATGTGTGAGAACCACCGATCCGGGTTGAATTGCGCCGCCACCCTGCCGAGCGGCTGCCCCTGGAGCCGAGCCACCGGCGCGCCTGTCGCGCCCTCGCTGCGGAACGCGAGATCGCCGGCCGCGTTATCGGTGACGACGAAACCCCTCTGGAGCGCGAGCTCGGCGAGGAACGGATGCAATTCCTGATCGGGCTCGCACTTGACGCGAGCGAATTTCGCGCCCGGGCTGCCGTCCACCTGGACGGTGAGCCCGAGGGTTCCGCCGGCGAGGTGCTGCGCGACGAGCTTCAGATCGATGTTGCTATACTCGCGCCCGAGCTCGGGGGGCGCGACCACTTTGGTCAGCCAAAATGCATCGGAATAGGCGGTGACTCCTACCGAGGATTGCGTCGCATCGACGCTCGGCGAAACGTCCTGAACCTTGCCGGTGAGAAAGAGCTCGTCGCCGATCTCGATCGTCACTTGCGGGAACGCGAGCGGCTCGAACGCCGCGCGCATTTCTTTCCGCTCGGGATCCCACGGGCCCGAGAGCGAGGCGCAGCGATAGCTGTCGAGGCCGACGGACAAATCGATCTCGGACCACTCGCCGAATCGCCGCCCGTCCTGATGTTTGACCGCGACCGCTTCAGGCATAGTAGACAATGCGCCGCCCTCGCGGCAGCTCGATGATCCCGGAGCCGGTCAGCTTGTTTGTCGAGATCAGAAAGTCGAGGCGATCATCGATCGACCCATAGATCTCGGCGGCGAGGTCGATGATCGTGCGCGGCCGATCGAGCACGATCGCCCGCTCGGGAACGAGCGTGAAACTGATCTCGACGAGAAACCCGACGGCGACCGCGACGGTTTCCTGCAACGCCTGATAGCCCTCGCCCTGATCGATCTGCGCCTGATCCTCGTAGCGCTCATCGCTCCAGGTCGTCAGGGCCTCGGTTTGCCCGAGGATCTCCTCGGCAGCGGCGAGCGCCTCGGGCTTGGCGGTAAACGTGTTCTCGTTCACCGAGCTCACTGAACCGGTGACCGCTGCCGATCCCATCAGGCTCGCGAGATGAAACTCATTGCTGCGCCGCACGCGCAGCGCCGGAATGATCGAGACGTCGGCGGGCGAGCTCACCGAGGCGTTGACCATTCGATCGAGGAGATCCGCGTACGACTGGAGCCGCGCGGCGATGCCCGCGAGCGCGCGCGAGGGGAGCGTCGCGAGGTTGAGCAGCTGCCGCGCGAGCAGCAGCGGCTGCCCGATCAGCACATCGATCCCGAAATTGATATCGCTTTGCAGCGCCCGAAACTCGCGATTCACGCTGTCGGACGCGGCCGCGACTTTCGAGAGCGATGCTTGCACGTTGCGCAGCACCTCGCGCACCGATAGCTTTGCCGCTGCGCGCCGCGCCTCGGTGTCGAGCTGCATGGCTTTCGAGAACGTTTGCGCGAGCTTCTCCATGGACTTGCTCAACGACTGCACGAGCTCGCCCTTTGCGCTGAACCCGCTCGACGGATAGATCGCGCCGACCGTGCTCCAGAAAGTAACCTCGATGATGCTTTGATTGGCGGCGTTCGTGAGGTCGTCTCGGCGCGTGATCGTGCCGAACGGAACGACGTTTTTTTTGCCATACAGCGGATGCTCGAGGCTGCCTTGCCCGCGTTCGAGGAGCAGCGCCTCGAACGCCTCGGCCTCTCTGTCGCACTCGGCGCCGGTAAAAATGCAGCGCAGCGGAAACCGGCGCTCGCTCTGCCCGTTGTCCTGTACGTAGGTCCCATCGACGCCCGGGAACGCGAACGTCGCGGTTCTCTTATCCACCTCCTTTGACACGTCCTCATAGACGAACGTTTGGCGCGTGCCCGCGGGCGAGGTGTACGCGGCCTCGGCGAGCCGATCCTCCCAAGTCAGAACGCCCCCGATTGCGCGACGCGCAGCGGTACCGCGCTCGACTTGCTTTGCACCGTTGCCTTTGAGCCGGGCGCGGCCGCGACGGTGATCTTACCATTGACGCTCGCACTCGCATTCGCCTCGGCGGCTTCGCTCGCCGCGCGCGCCTGCGGGGAAACGATCTGCGGTTTCTCGCGCTCGGCGCGATCCTTGCGGGCTTTCTCGTTCATTGCGGCGTCATGCGCCTCGAACGGGTTGAGCGTTCCCATCTCCGCCATTTTGCCGATCGTGCCCATGATGCCGCCCGAGCCCGAGAGCTCGGCGCTCAGCTTGCTGATCTGACTCCAGGCGAGGGCGAGCGCCGCGACCGCGGCCGCGGCCGCGCCGATCGTGATGATGAACGGGGCGAGCGCAGCCGCCTGCGCAACGATCGCCGTTACGCTCGCGTAGGCCGCGGCGCTGAACACACCGAGGGCGCCCGAGGTCGTGCCGACGACGATCGCGTACGCCGTTTGCGCGGTGCTCGCCGCCCAGGTGGCGACACTCGAGGCGACCTGCGCGACCTTGCCCGCGACTGTGGCGACGGTCACGCGCCCGGTCACGAGAGCGAGCGCCGTTTGCGCGGCCTCATAGAGCCACACCGCGGCAGTGACCGCGACCGTCGCGACTTGCGAGGCATACTGCGCGACCTTGCTCGCTATCGCGGCGACCGTGAACCGCGTGGTTCCGATGCGCCCGACGGTGATCGCCGCGTTGTACAGCCAAGTCGCCGAGGTCGCGGCCGCGGTCGCGACGTTGCCGGCGAGCTGCGCGACCTTGAGCGCGAGGATTTCCCCGGCGAGGCGCAGGTTGAAAAGCGTCGCCGATTGCGTGGCCGCATTCCACAACCACGTCGCGCCGGCGGCGAGCTTCGCCGTTACCTCATAGGCGAGGATCGCGACGTTGATCGCTTTGACCGCGACCGCGGCCGCGAGGAAACCGGCAAAGGCTTTCGCGGCCCGAACCGTCCAGGTCCAGATCTCGGGCAGCGAGTCGCTGATCTTGGTGAGCCACTCGGCGATCGTGGAATTGATCAGTTTCTCGTTCTCGGTGATCCACACTCCGATCGCATCGGTGACCTTGATGATCAACGGGGCGAGCGTTTTGAACGCGACGAGCTTCAGGTTCTCGAGCTTGTTCAGGAAGATCTCGAGCTGCGCGCCGACGGCCTTGCGATTGACCGCGGCGAGCTCGGCGGTTTTCCCGGCGGCATCATTGAGACTCTCGGTGTAGGCCTTGAGTTTCTCGGGCCCGGCCTCGATCAGTTTCAGGAAAGCGTTCCCCGCGGACTCGCCGAAAATGGTATTGACGGCCGCGACCCGTTGTGACTTGCCGAGCTTGCTGAGGCCCTTTTGGAAATTGCCGAGGGTCGCGACCATATCGATCGAACCGTCTTTCGATTTTTTGACGGTGATCCCGTATTGCTTCATTTCCTTCGCGGCGACGGGGGTCTGCTTTGCCAGTCGAATGAACACGTTCGCGAGGCCCGTGCCCGCGAGCTCGCCCTTCAGGCCCGAGGTCGCCAGCACGTTCGCGGCGCCGAGGAATTGCTCGATGTTGGCGCCGGCGGCGCTCGCCGTTGCGCCGCCTTTTTTGATCGTCTCATAGAGCTCGGAAACGCTCGCGTTCGAGTCGTTCGCGGCCTTTACGAGAACATCCATCACACGGCCCATGTTGGCCGTGTTCTGCGTCGCATCGGCGACCCGCAGCCCAAACGAGGCGAGCGTTCCCGAGGCGATGTTGGTGGCGTCCGCGAGCTCGAGGGTTCCCGCCGATGCGAAGTCGGCGATCTTGAACACCGCCCCGATCGATTGCTCGGCGCTGTAGCCCGCCGTCGCGAGATCATTGAGCGCGACGGCGGCCTTGAGCGAGGAATGCTCGGTGGTCGCGCCGACCTTGAGGGCCGCGTCCTCGAGTAGAGCAAAGCCCTTCGTGCCTTTGCGCACGGGAACCTCGAGCGCCGCGCCCGCTCGAATCAGCGAGGCCTCGAACGCGATCCCCTTTTGCATGGTATCGGTGAGCGCAACGCCGAGGCCCGCGACGGACACGACGGCGCCCACGCCGATCGCATTGCTGAACCTGCCGAGCCCGGCGATGCTTTTGTCGACCGCTGCATTCGCGCCGCGCAGCGCGACGCTCGCGCCCTTGCCGAGGGTCGCGAGCTTCGTTCGGATCTTCGCGATGGGTGCGCTGATCTTGTCGAGCGCACTGAAGATCGCTTGGATCGAGAATTTCTTACCGGCCATTTTGTCGTGCGGATTGCTTCCGGGGTTTGTTGCGGGGCTTGCGCGCGCGGGCGGGCGCGGGCTCGGGCGCTACGCGCGTGTGCTTTTGCAGCTCGGGGCGCAGGCCCTCGTAAAAGAACACGAGCTCACCGAGCGTGAGCGTGCGCGCGTCGGGCAGCCCGGCGTAGTCTCGCGCGCACTGGAGCAGCATTTCGCGATAGGTCGCCCTTGCGGGTAGCCGAGCGTCGGCGCCGTTGCGCACGATTCGGTCGACTACCGGTCCGCCAAAAAAAGGTTTGCGATCCTGCTCATCGCGTGAAAGTCACGCGCGAATTCACCCGAGAGCTCGCCCTTACCGATGCCGGTGAGATCGCCCACGGCAGCGAGCAGGTTTTCAACGTCTTTGCCTTTGCCGTGGGTTTGTAGCGAGATGAATGTCGCGGTCGTCGCCGGGCGGAATGTGAGGATCTTTCCCTGGGCGGTCGTGTAGACGGGGCGGCCCTCGGTGTCGACCGCGAGCCGGCCGCGGCAAATGTCGCGCACGATCGGATCGCGCATGTCGCGCCACTCTTTGAGCTCGTCTTTGTCGAGCTCGGCCTCATCGGTGTCGATGCGGTTGGCGGCGCACATTCGCGCGAATTCCTGCTCGGCGACCTCGATTGCTACTTTCGCTGTGCTCATCAATTCCACTCCGTTGCGCGGTGACTTGCCGAGCGAGCGCGCGCCGCTCGCCCGGCGAGCTCGGCGTTACTGCGCCTCGAGCTTCCCGGGTCCGCTCACCTTGATCGTCGCGGTCGCGTTCTGACTGCTGCCCTGGATCTCATCGGTGATCGTGCCCGTGCCGACGTAGATCGTTCCGCTCGCGAGCTCCATTTCGATCGAGACGTAGTCTTTGAGATCGGCGATCTCCTGCAGGAACTCGTGATCGCCTTTGTCGTCGTTGATCTCCACCTGGAGGCCGTCGATGGCCCAGGGAACGCGGGTCATGATCTTTCGCGCGGTGCCGTCGCCGTTGGCTTGCACCTCGTTCTCGAACCCGCCGAGCTTTTTGTTTGCCTCGGCATCCGAGGCGACCGGGAAAATGCGACCACGGATCGTGATCGACTGGATGGATCCTCCTACTGCGGGCATAGCTGCTGCTCCTATCTTTCAGGGGGTTGAGGGTTCAGGCAGCGGCGGCCGTGCCGAAGAAAAACCCAAAGTTGAGATCGATCGAAATGACGTTCGTGTTGCCCGACAGCTGAATGGTCGTGCTTACGTCGAGGCGCTTGGGATTGGTCGCGCTGATGTTGGCCGTCGTGGCGGCCTTTGCCGTCGCGGGATCGCTGATCACCGCGGCGAGGGCGAGGCCGTCGAGGATGCGAAAGAGCGCCGCCTTTGCCGAGCTCGGTTTGCGCGCGTTCGGGTTGGTCGTCGGCTGCCCGTCGGGGATGAGCGGCGCGCCGTCCCATTCGGGCTGCGCGAATTCGAGATCGAAATTGTAGATCACGGTCATGATCTTCACGATATCGACGACGTAACGATACGCCGGCGGGATCTCACCGTCCGGGTGGTACATGGTTACGATGTCGCTGAGGTTCACGACGCCGTTTTTGATCTCGATCGTCGAGCAGCCAGCTTTGACCGCAGCGTCGCGCGTCGCGTAGTCCCATTGCAGCGAGTCGGCGCCCGGGATCAGCGTCGTTACTTTGCGGCTGCCGTAGTCCGTCGGCGGATTGTCGTCCGCGACCTTGGCGATCTCGCGTACCTGCGCGGCCGCGATCTGCACCGGCAAATGCACCGAGCCCGGCGAGACGACCTGACAATTCACGCGATCGGTTTTGCGCGCCGCGGTCGTCGCCGTCGCGGTGGCAAATGTCCACTCGTCGTTGCCCGCGAACGCGACGAACGGGCGCCGCACCTGCTGATCCCATCGCGCCTCGCCCTTGGTTTGGATCGCGTTGAGAACCGTTGTGTTCGTTCCGTGGAACGAGTTGATGAGCAGCGTGATCCAGTCGCCGCCGATGCCGGCGAGCGCCGCGGTGACGGTCGGATCGGCCGCGCCGGTCGCGAGATTGACGACCGTATACAGGGTGCCGAGCGCCGGGTTGAGGTTCGCGTCGAGGATCTCGACTTTGATTTCGTTGCCCGTCGCGCCCTTCCATTTCGCGGTGAGCGTGCATGCGGTGTCGGGCCCGGTGTTGGTTGCGATCACCGGCATTTGCAGGATCGCGTTGATCGCGGCGACGAATGCGGCGACCTGGAGCGCGACGGTATCGGCAAGGGTGACCGCGATCGGCGAGCTCAGGATGCCGGAAATCCTCGCATAGAACGTCGCCGTCGCGGGCGCCGCGCCCGCGGGCGTGATCGTGCCCGTCGCCGCCACGCCGGCGCCGTCGTCATTGAGCGGCAGCACGGTAACGGGGATGCTCCCCACTCCCCCCCCTACGACGGGAAACAACTCGAGGGCGGCGAGGTGAATCGGCGATCCGAAACCGTAGGCCGCGGCGGCCTCGCCGGCGCTGAAGATTCGCCGAGGCAGCAGCGAGTAACCTGCTGCGGCGGTCGTGCCCTGCGCGAGGATCGCGATGTGCTGCGGCAGCGATTGCGCCGAGCTGCCGCGGAGATTTTTGAAATGGGTGTCGATGCCGACGACGCGAGCGACGGCCGATGCGGTAACAGGCATGAGGTGTTTTCCTAGGTGATGGGGTTGGGGTATTGCGCGCGGAGGAGCAGCTCGCCCGTCTCTTTGCGATTGATTTCGATCATCAGCAGCTCGAGCACGTCGCCCACGTATTGCGGCGAGAACTCGTTAAAATGCACCTGGAGCGAGAGCCGCGCCGCGACGACGCGCACCGCGCCGCGATTGTCGATCTGCGGCTGAAACATGCTGATCGTTTGCGGGAACCTTTTCCAGACGAGCCCGCGCAGCGCGAGATACGTATACTGGCCCGCCATGAGAATATTTCGCGCGAGCCGCACCGCGCGCTGCGCCTCGCGCGCTGCCTGCTCATCGCCCGGGATGTGCCCGCCGGCGGCGACGTCCTCGCTCGGCGCCGCGCCGTAGCAGTCGATGTTATACACGGCCTCGGCCTTTTGGCGTTCCACGACGTTGCTCGTGCTCTCCTCGAACGTCGAGCTGTCCCACCAGACGTTGATCACCGGTTGCACCGGCGGCGCCTCGGGCACGAGGAATTGCCCCCACGGATTGCTTCTCTCGATGAATACGCGGGGCTGCGGCAGGTTTCCCGAGAGCACCTGCTGATTGGCGAGCTCGACGGCGAGGATCGCCGCGATCTGATCGCGGATGATCTCGGCGTTGTCGACCTTGGTAATGAGCTCGGTGATGAGGGCGGCCAATGGGTGTCAGCCCCCCGGCGCGATTGCGGTGATGGTATCGGCGAGCACGGTTTGCCCGATGGTGATCCCGTCGGAACCGATCACCTCGCCGCCGAGGTGCACCGCGTTATCGCGGCCGATCACCTGATAATTGTCCGGGATCGTCGCCGCGCCGCCGACGGCGATCGCGTCCGGGGCCAGGAAGCTGAACACCGCCGATCCATCGACGCTGCCGCCGAGAAGTGGAACGCTCGCATGCAGTGGAAACTCCACGAGCGTGGTCGAGCCGCGGCGGACGCGCAGCAGCGGATTAGCGATGCTCGGCGACGACGTCAGGGAATCATTGAACGAGAGGAGTTGATTCTCCCGCGCTTTATCCGAGTAGAACGTCGGGCTTAAAAGGTTGTTTGCCAATGTTCGATCCTATTGCAGTGGAGCGATCACGCCGGGCGCACGGCGACGGCGAGGCCGATAGAGCGCCCCGGGCCGTACGTCCAAGCGCTCGGCGTATCCGAACCCGACGTCGCGATCTTCTCGCCGAACGCGAGCGCACCATCCACGGGCGGCGTGCCGGTGTTTTGGATCTCGCCGGTATTGGAGTATCCGATCGGGCTCACGTCGATATTGGGAGGCGCCGCGCTCCGATCGACGCCGAGCGCGGCGAGGTAGAGGTTGCGAGCCGAACCCCACGTCGGCGCGACGGTGCCGGGAACGTTCGTTGTGCCCGATACGCTATTGTTGATCGCCGGGGTTGCCTGCTCGGGCGCCGCAGCATGCGCGCCGGCGATCGCGTAGATCCGCGCGAGCGCTCCTCGCGGCGCATCCATGCCGACGTTCGCGGTCGTCTCGGTGCCGTCGCTATTTTTCCAAAAGATAGACATTGAAAACCCCGAGCTCGCGGTGACGACGATTTCCGACCAGCCTACAGGCGGCGCGATCGCAGCATTGAGACCGGCGCAAAAGAACATGACCAGCTTGCGGCCCACGCCCGCGAGCGCCGCGACCGCGACCGGGTGTGACGTCGCCGCGACGGGGAACGCTTGACTCGATCGGGCGAGCACAAAGATCAGCGGTTGGATCGAGCCGGCGATCTGGAGCTCGGGCAGCGCGAGGGGTTGAACGACATTGCCCGGCGGCCCTTGGATGATCGCAACGGGCAGGAGCTCGCCGGAGAGCAGCAAGCTCGGCAGCGTGAACGTCGCCGGGCGGAACCGGTAGATCGCCGGCTTGTACACCTCGAGGATCAGACCGATCACGCCGAGGGCGAGGTCGGGCCGCACCTCGATCACTTTCCACGTTCCGACCGCGCCCTCGCTATCGGCAAAGGTTGCGAGCCACGGTTTGCGGCTGCGATCGGCGACCGCCTCGGGCAGCTCGGGCAGCGCTGCGCGCGAGACCGTAAACGACGCCCGGCGACCCGCGACGGCCTCGCCCGTTTCCGGATCGATGATCTGGCCGACGTCGTTGGTGTAACCCTTGACGGCAATGACGACGCCGAGCGGCGTCGTCAATGTCACGGGCCACGCGAACCCCGAGTCGTCCTCGAGGAACGCGCGCGCGTGTAGCCTGGCGTCGTCTCTGAGGCCCATTCAGCTCAGAACGCGGTGATGCAACCGAACGTGTCGATCGCCGTCGGGATCGTGAGCGGCCTCGTTCCCGCGGACACCATCACCCGCTTCCCATCGGGGGTCACCCACGCATTCGTTGTCAGATCGAGCCCGCCGCTCGAGCTCGAAATGCGGGGCGGCAGGAACGGCAGCGCCCGCTGATCGGGGGCGACGATCATCGGGATCGCGCCGTAGGTGAGATCGAGGCGGCCGTCGCCGCACAAAATCACCTTGTTATCACCCACGAACGTAGTGAAAGCGCCGGTCTGCGGGTGTTGATAAAATCCGTCGTAGGTCCACATCTCGAGCCGATAGTGCCCGACCCACACCCAACCTTGGAACGTCGCGCCCTGCCCGCGCACCTCGGGCGCGACCTGCGCGACCATGCCGCGCAGCGAGTCGAGCGCGGTGATCACCTTGGGGTTTGCCAGGAACCGTTGGAATGCGCCGGCGCCAAAGATCGCGCGTTTGGGCTCGCGCTTGCCGTCGCGCCGGATCACGTTCGAGAGCGACGCGATATCGGTGAGCGGCGCGCCCGTCGTGCCGTCGGCGGCCCAGGCCGTCGGCGTGGTGAAGTGCGTTGCTTTCGGCGAGAAGTCGAGCGTGAAGGCAACGGTGCCGGTTTTGTCGATCAGCGAGAGCTGCCCCGTCTGTAGCACTTGCGAGGCCTGGAGCTCGATCGCGCGACGGATCTTGCTCTCGAGCTTGCGGAAGATCGCGAACGACTGGCGCACCGCGTTCGCGGCGTAGTTCGGATTTTGAAACGGGTTCTCGCCCGGCTGCCGCTGGATCATGTCAAACGCGGTGACGGCGCCCTCCTCATCGTAGATCGGGGGCTTGAGGCGTTTGTTCGTATAGAGCGAGTTTTCGTTGTGATTCGGCGGCAGGCTCAGATCCTTGATCACGATCGCGACCTGCTCGGTGTCGCGTTGAACGTCTACCTCGACGTCCTCGGTGGTGTGGAAATTGGCCGGTGGAGATTGGAAGAACCCCGAGAGAAACGCCGGTGCCGACGACTCCTCGAGGTACATGTCGATCATTGCGATCGTGGATTTGTCACTCATGGGTTAGCTCGATGCTGAGGGGGTTGGATTGCGAGGGGTTGTGGGCGCCCGGCGATTAGGCCTGCGGGTTGTCGATCTTCGCCAATTGCGCGATATCGACCGGGATGATCGGGCGGTCGAGCAGCGCGTCGAGGTGCACGGCGGCGATCGCCGTTCCCGCGTGAATGCGCAGGCGGTTCTGATTCACCTTGCCCGCGGTCATGACCGTTACCTTGCTGTCGCCGACGGGCGCGACGTGCTCATAGGTCAGCACGTATTTGGGCACGTTCACGTCGGGCGTGACGCTTGCCGGATCGTAGGGGTACAGCTTGCCGTCGGCCACGTTGCGCGCGAGCAACGTGCCCTCGGCGAGCGTGACCGGCGCGGCGGTGGCGTTGTTTACGGTGGCGTCCAGCGTGCCCCACACCTCGAGCGCCACCGAGCCGAGATCGTTGTTCGTAACGGTGATGTTAGCCACGGACAAAGCTCTTTTCCCCGCCCTGCTGCTGCATGGCGGACACGACCTTGTCTCCAAAGTCGGTGGTGGTTGCGGGCGATGCGGCGTTGACGCCGGCGAGTTGCGTTTCCGCGGTGTTGCTCTCGCTCTGACGCTTGCCGCGATCAGCGCGATTCATGCTCGCGCTCATATAGCGCGCGGTCAGCTCGGCGGTCATGCCCGCGCCCGAGCGAATCGCCTCGAACGCGATCGACATGTCGCCCGAGCTCTCGCCGAGGGTGAGGTGCCCGAGGACGCGATCGCGTTCCTGGGCGACGCCCGTTTGCGTGGCCGCTTGTAGCGCCGCGCGATCTGGTTCCTGGTCTCTTTCCGCCATTGCGTCGTTTCCTTTGTTGGTAGGCACCGCGCGCGGTGCTGTCGTTGTGATGCTGTCGATGAGGCCGAGGCGCTTTGCCTCGGCCGCCGTCATGGATGCGCCGCGGCCGTAGCCGTCACTCACTCGCGCGAGCGGCACGCCGCGACCGTTCGCGATCGCCGTCACGAATTCGTGATTGATCTGATCGAGGTACCGAACCACGACGGCCTTACCCTCGGGCGTCGTCAGGTTCGGGCGCTTGTCCGGGCTGTCGGTGTTCGTGAGCTCGATCACGTTCGGGCTCACATAGAAGGAAACCGCCGTGCCGATGCTGCCGAACGTCGCGCCGCGATGCCGCGCCTCGATGCTGCCGACCGCGGCCGCGATGCCGTACGCGGCCGACTGCGCCTGCTCGGCGAGGACGCGCATTTTCTTTCCGCCCTGCCGCGTGTGCGCGATCGCGTCGAGCAGCTCGATCAGGCCGTCGGCGCTGCCGCCCGGGCTGTCGACGCTGAACACGATTTCGGCGATCTCGGCCGAGCTCGCCGCGTACGCGAGCGCGTTGCGAACGCTCGAATAGGTGGTGTTACTGCCGCCGAAAAACTTAGCCCAGAAATCCGGGCGTTTCGTCAGAACTCCCTCGACGCTGATCGTCGCGGTGTTGCCCGCGACGTTCAACCCCTGCGGAAGGCCGTCGCGTGATTCGGGCTCGCCGGCTGCGGCCTGGTCGGCCTCCCATCGCAGCACGGCAGCGGCGTCGCCGAAATGTTCTTGCGCGTGCACCATCCGGCGCAGCGTGTCGGGTTCAAGCAACCAGAGCATTTTCGTCGGTCTCCTCTTTGTCGTCGCCGTCGGGCTCGTCCGGTACCGCCACGAGGCCGCGCGCCGGCGGCGCCGGCGCCGCCGGTTTCGTGAGCGCCTCGAGCTCTTTGATCGGTTTCATGGCAGCAGCGAGGGCGAGGTTCTCGCGTGCGAGCTTCTGGACGTTCTTGCTGAATTTGGTTCCGGTCGTTTCGCGCGCTGCGCGGTCGCGCGAAATGAACCCCTGCTCGACGAGCGCGGTGTAGCCCGTCGCTTGCTTGGTGAGATCCACGCTCGGCTTGATCGCGCCGCTCCAGTCGGCTGCCGTCCAGGCGGCAAACTGATCAAACTTGCCCGGGTCGCGCCACGCATCGAGCAGGCCTTGCGCGCTGAGGCGCCCGGCGAGCACCTCACTGATGAGCCACTCGATGTAGATCGGCTGGCAAAAGTCGTCGCCCCACGCGATGCGAACGGGGTTCAGATACAGCTTGAATTCGTTGATCGCGGCCTGGGATGCCGAGTAGTTCGAGCTGAACGAGAGCCGCAGGATCTCGGGCGGGATCTCGAAACACCACGCCATGGCGCATACGATCGCCTCCTCGAATTCCGCGAATTTCTCATCGGTGCCGTTCGGCGGGAACCCCTGCGGCTTCTCGCCGGGCGCGAGCTCGTCGAGCACCGCGCCCGGGATCATCTCGGCGAAATTGAACGTGCGCCGTGCGCCGCTCGTCGGGCCTGCAACGGCGTCTTTTCCTTTGACGACGGCGCCGCCCATGAGCGGGCGCGAGCCGATCGTTTCCTGATCTTTTTGAATGAACATCGCCAAAATGGCGTTGATTGCCGCCTTGCGCTGCACCGCGTCGCGGTACCGGTCGATCTCGCGCAGCGATTGCAGCACGATCGACAGCAGCGGCTCGCCGCGCACCTCGTCGAGCAGGCGCTCGGTACCATAGACGAGCCACGCCTGCCGCCGCCCCGAGGGCCCGACCGCGGGCAAGCGCTCGACGCGCAGCTGCATCGCGTTCTGTGAAACGAGCCAATAGGCGACCTGCCGCCCGTCGCCGTCGAGCTCGACGCCGTGTTTAATTTCGTGGCCCTCGGGCAGCGGCGGCAGGTTCGAGCCGAAGGGCGATTGCACGCGGCTCCCATCGACCAGGCGCACGCGCGGCAGGCCCGTCGCGGGATCCTGGAGCAGCACCACCAGGACGTCGCCCGAGATGAGCGCGGCCATTTTCGCCGCGGCCTGGAGCCCGCCGAACGCCTTGCCCCCGCAATAGTCACAGAGCGCGGGGGTTCGTTCCCACAAGTGAAACCGGTTCTCGACGAGCTCGGCCCATACCGCGAGCTCATCCTCGCCGACGTTGAGGATCGCATCCTCGGGCGTCGCCTCCAGGGCGAGGCCCGCATTGATGATATTCGTTGTGAGCCTGCGGATGATGCCGCGCGCGTACAGGTTGGTTTTGAATAGCTGCGTCGAGCGCTTGCGCAGCGTCCAATAGTCCGCGGTGAGCAGCTCGGTGTAGCCGAACCCGCCCGGGTATTTCTCGCCGTCGTGCCAGACCTGCCGCACCGGCGAGGGCGCTTGGCTCATCATCGACGGCGCCGCCGGCGGCGCGGGATAGAGCCAGCCGACGAGCTTATTGAGCCAAGGGTGATTCACCATCCGGGCCTCGCTTGGAAACGGCCGCAGCCGTTGAGCCGCATTTGCAGCGTGGAAATGTCGCTCTCGAGCTGTGCGATCGTGTTGCGCGTTTCGGTGATGTTCGCTTTGGTGACGACCTGCCGCGTTTGTCCGGTGTCGAGCGAGTAGCTCTGCGCGCCGCCGGCGATCGCGAGCAGCGCCTCATCGAGCAGCAGGATCAAGGCCTTTTTCGCGGCGATGCGCCCCTCCCAATATTCCCGGTCGTCGCAGCAGTCGTTCATTCGAGCGCGCTCCAGTACTCATGCCAGTCGATCTGATCGAGCTTCATTTGCTGAATGCAAACGTCGTACGCGGTGATATCGAGGGCGACGTTATTGTAAACGAGCAGGTCCCATAGCTCGTTGTTCGCGCCGCTCGGGCGATGCCACTTGAAGCCGAGGCGGCGCCCCGTTTCGTCGTCGACTTTCTCGACGCGCGTTTCGACGGTGAGCTCTTTGAGCTGCTCGTCGGTTGAGTCGATCGGCGCGTTAAAGTAGCCCTCGGGTTGCATGCTGAGGCCGTCCCACGAACGGCGAAGCGCCGAGCTCCAGCGATCTTTGTACATGTCGACGGACGCGCCCCAATGCAGCACGCCGTTCTCGGATTTGGATTTCCAAAACTCTTTGATCGCCGCGTTTTTTGGCGGCGAATCGTGCCCCTTGAGCGGGAACACAGCGGCGCTATAGCGTTCGCAGAAACGGCGGATCAGATCCGCGCTGTAGCCGCTGTCGACGAGCGAGAGCTGTATGCGATACGTCGTGCCGTCGTCGCCCTGATATCGCTTGTCCTCGATCGTCTCTTGCAGGCGCCCCCACGTCGCCGGATTGTCGAGCTGCTCGGTGTCGCCGTAAAATCGCCAGTAGTCGAGCAGCACCGCGCGCCGCCCGCGACACCAGCCGATCACCGCGACGGCGAGGTTGTCGATATGCACATCGCACGCGAGGGTAATGATCAGCACGCGCGATCCGCAGTGCTCGAGTAGCCATTTATTCGGCACCTCACCGTAGCGATAGGCGTGCCGCCGGTGCCCGCTCACGACCTCGAATCGAAGCTTGATCCCTCTCTGCTCAAACGCCTCGCCGAGGACGTTGTTATAGAACACCTGGAGCGCGAGATTGTCCTTCGGTCGATTGTTCTCGACGTCCCACGCGGCCAACCATTTGTTTGCGCACGCATCCCACGATTGCATGCCGACCGGGGAGTACAGCGCGTTCAAGTGATAGCTGCGATGGTGCGGCGTCGCCGGCACCGCCGTCGCGCGCCACTCGGCATTTCCCTCGGCAAAGAGCCTGGTTTTGTCGTTGTTCTCGTGCGCGCGCCCGCACTGCTCGCAGAGATAGCGCGCCGATCCCTCGACGAGGCGGCCGTCGTTCGTGTCCCAAGTGATGCCGGAAACAACCCCGGTGTCGTTGTTCGTTCGGCTCCAGCGCAACACCTGCGGATGCGAGCACCGCAAGCACGCCACGAAATAGCGGCGCCGATCGCCCGCCTCGAACAAGCGCTCGATCTTCGATTGCCCTTTGATCAGCGGCGTCGAGCAGTCGTAAATCTTGCGCGTCGCCTCATAGCTCGCGGTGCGATCTTCGGAGAGCTGCACCGGATCGCCGTCGCGCCCGACATTGTCTGCCCACCCGTCGAGCTCATCGCGGAGCAGCACTTGGATCGGCAGCGACCGCAGCTTGTTTGCGTTGACGGCGCCGAGCGGCACGAGGAACCCGCCGCCCTCCCATTCGTATTTCTTATCCGTGCGCCCAGTTTTCCGCGGGTTCTGTTCGTCGAGACTCTGGATCAAATGATCGAGGCCCGCGTGCTTGAGCATCGGAACGATGAACGCCTCGATCCGCAGCTTGGCGAGCTCGGCATCCGCGGTCACGAGCATGCACGGCGCGGTTTTGACCTGATCGATGTAGTAACCGATCACATTTTCCAAGATCGTCGTCGCGCCGACTTGCACGCCCTTTTGGATCGTGACGTGCCGCACGTTGGACTCGGGCGACATGCAATCGATCACCTCGCGCCAATAGGGCGATACGTCGAAACGATAGAACCCCGGGATCGAGGTGCTGGACGCGGGCAGGTAGCGCTTGCGCTCGGACCACTCCGAGGGCAGCAGCTCGCGCGTTTCGGTCGTGAGCAGCGCGCAGCGGCGCCGCAGAAACGCGACGTCGCTGCGCCACTGCTCGGCCTCGGCCTCGCGGTGGAAGCTCTCGACGTGCATCATTGCGCGGCCTCGGCGAGCCGGGGTCTGCATTTGGCGATGGGCCGTGCTCGATTCAATCGATACGCCACAGTCGCCTTGTCGACACCTAGCCGGCTCGCAATCGCCCGGAGTGATAGGCCTTGTCCGCGCAGCGCCGCGAATGACGCATCGGGCAGGTCGGGCCGACGTGGGTTGCGGTCCGGCACGGATCCCGCCGGTAGTAGCTTGCTCCAGCGGTAGGCCGTCATGGGGCTGACCGTGAGCAACTGCGCCGCATCTCGAAAGCGCCCGTCGGCGCTCCGGAAGGCATCACCCACGAGCTGGAGTGCTCGCGCGCGGATGGCATCACGAAGCGGGCTAGGTTTCAGCGATGCCGCGCGGGTGCTCGGCAGCGCAACATGGGCGGTGGCCCAGTGCCACGCCGACCCACTGCTGGCACCTAGGGCCTCATGCAGCTCGCCGTAAGTGACGGCGCCGCGCGCGAGCCGTCGCATTTGCTCCCGGTGATACCTCCGGAGCAAGCCATAGAAGTCGACATGCCGCGGCAACTGGCGCGGGCGCATGGGTCGAGATTTCAGGTCGGTCAGCACTTGGCAGATGCGCGGCGCCGACACCCCGTAGCGCTCCGCGATCTGCGCTTGTGACTCCCCGTCCACGAGATGCCGAACCAGCGTCACGGCCGCGGGCGGCATGGCCTCGAGCAGGCGTCGCCGCTCGAGCGCGTCCACCGGGTCAGTGGCTTCCGTTGCGAGGTGCCCTTGCTCGTCGAAATCCACGAACGCGCCAACGTCCTGATAGGTGCCGCGTCCGCCCTCTGCCATTCGGCGCGCCTCATCCTTGAGCGCGTTGATCGCGCGGAGGTAGACATACCCCTTGGTGAACACGGCACCGCGCTGCTGTGAGCGCCAGAGCGATTCCATGATCGCGCTCTCCACATCGAGTGCGATCGGAAACTTGCGCGCGTAGGCCTTGCCGATCTTGATCGCGAACGGCAGCGCCTCAGACCAGTCCGAGAAGGTCACGCCCACACCTCCGGAGGCCGCAGGTTGTGAAGCTGGCCCTCGCTCTCGGCGAGTCGCCACGCGTCCTCGAGCGCCTCTAGCATGGTGGACCCCTCGCCCTCGATCTGCGTCACGCGGGCGGTCCAACCGCACGCGGCCCAGTCGAGCGGGTCAGCCCAAGCGACCAGATCGCCTGGTCCCACTGCGCTCAGGGCCGTGTACTGGCAGGCCCATTCCTGATGGTGTCGCAGCCAAAGGTTCCGCTTGTGCAGCACGTGGCCGCGGAACTCGAACCGATCGGCGGTGTACGGCCCGATGCCTCCCGGATCGGTGGGGCGCTCGGGGCCGTAGAGCAGGTAGCTCTGGAAAAACGCCTTCTCGCCGCAGCCGCATTTGCAGCTGTAGTCCGGGCCCGTGCGCTTGCTCACTCCGCGGCCTCGGCGAGCGCGGCCATGGGATCGTCACTCGCGAGCGAGGCGTCGAGCTTGCCGCGGCAGGCGACGAGGTGTTGGCTCATCACATCGCGAATCAGCGCGGCGACGGTCGCAACGTCCTGCGGCGCGATGCGCGTTGCGATCGCGCGCGGCGCGTCCTGTAGCAGCAGGCGAAACGCGGTGTCGAGGTGCTCGAACATTCGCACGACGGTCGTGCGCGCGATCAGCCGACCCTCGAGGCGCTCGCGCAACATCTGGGCTTTGCGTGCCTCCTCGAGGGCTTTGCGCGCGCGGATCCATGACTCGAATTCGCGGGCGTCGCCGTAGCGCTCGGTGAGCACCGTGAGCGGCTCGGCGAGCTCGGCGATGTTCGTCCACTTGCGCGGCCCGAGCTCGGCCTCGAGATCCTCGATCGACTGCGCGCGCTCGTGATCCGCATCATCATCGACCTCGATCGGAGGTAGCTCGACGGGCGGAGGCGGAGGCCTGCGGCGAGGAGTACTCCTCGCCGGCGCCGGCGGTTCAGCGTCGGGGATGGGCGCGGCGCGGGGAGGAGTACTCCTCGCCGGCGCCGGCTGCGGCGCCGCGCGGCGCGGTGTTGCAGCAGCGGCGTCGGCAGGATCGATCGAGGCGCTGCGTTCGAGGAGCCAGCGCTTGGCGGCCTCGTGCAACATGTTGATCGAGTTGCCGTCGCACGCCGGCGCGAGGCGCCCGCCCTCGCGGCAGGCTTTGGTGATCGCGGGTCGACTGAGGCCGAGCATCCGCGCCATTTCCGCGCGCGTGATCAGGTGCGCCGGCGCCCGCATCGATGCCGCGCCTCGATGCGGCGCCGCTGCCCGTTTGTCTTTTGCTGGAGACGCGCGCGGCCGCTCACGCATCGCGGGGCGCCTCGGCGGTTAACAGGTCGCGGTTAACGGCAGCGGTTAACACTTGGCGGAAAACTGGGAATTTGAGCGAGAGGTGCGGTGGCAATGGTGAACCTCTCCCCGGTGGCCCCCTTCCGTACAGGACCCGTAAATCATGAGCAATATTCATCACTTAGACACTTCAACAAACCAGCATGATTCGTGCTGAATCGTTGGGCCGAACCCTCGCAGGGATGCGTGTAGGCAAGTGTCCCTATTCACGAAACAGCATAAAACAAGCCACTTCGTTGCAGCACGAATCATGCTGGTTTCGCGCTTCACCCATGAGAGCGAGCCCGGTCGAGCTGTCGTTGCACAGCAGCGAGGGCGAGGGTTGGGCCTCGCTTCAATGTCTCATCGAGCGTCCGTTGCAGCGTGGGAATGCGAGGCAAGGGAACCGAGGGCCTCGTGAGGTCATACAGCTTGGATATCCGTGGCTTTTTGCGCCCCCCCGTTACCCTATAGATGCCTCGCTTATGCTGCATTTCGAGGTATGCGAGGTGCGTCCCGCGCGCCGCCTGCGCGATCGCGCGCGCGTTGCGTGCCTGCCGTGATAGCCCTCTCGGTTGGCGCTTGATCTTGCCGAGCACCCGGATGAGCAGCGACTTGCGCACCGCTCGCTTTCGCCCGGTGCGCAGGCTGCCCCGAGCTTGTCCCGCGGCGGTCTCCGTAGCGATTGGCACGCCTCCGCGCCGAGCTCGCTCGCCGATGCCGTACTCGAGCCGGCGTACGTAGTCCTCGGTGTGGCCGAGAACGGCCTCCATTTCGGGCATGCGCGAGCCCGTCGCGCGCTCGACGAGGGCGCGACGCTCGGTGAACGCGTTGCGCAGCGTGAGACTCGATCTCATCTCGTTCTGCCAGATTTTTCGGCCGGCAAAGGCGAGCGAGGTGAGGGTCTCACGCGCCGCGTATTGGACCCCGCGCTTGGCGAGCTGCTCGAGCTCGCGCTGCATTTCGTCGAGGCCGCGCAGCGTGATGTGCAGGCCGGGGCGGCCCTCGTCCCATTCGGGCATCTATGAGGGATCGGCGCCCCGCGTCCCGTTGCGTCCCGTTCGAGCTGCTCGCGCCCGGCGGCGCTAGGTGTCCTGTAGGTGATCAGATGATCCCAGAGGGATCATCTGATCACCTAGCGATCACCTTGCCGGCGGCCGGGCGCCGAAACGCCCCGTCCCGCTGCTATCGCGCCGCAGCAGCGGGCGCAGCCGCCGGCAGAGGGCCTCGAGCCGCTGGGCGGTTAACGTCTGCTCCAGGCGCAGGCGCTCAAAGTCGCGTTGCAGGTCCGTCGCCGAGGGTTCGAGGGCCTCGCGCAGGGCCGAGGTGTTAACGAGCAGCTTGCTCGCCTGGAGCCCGCGCGGCATCCGCTTTGCCCCGATGGATCGCAGCAGGCGCCCCCCGAGCTCGCCGTCGAGGCGCCGCAGGCGGCGCAGGGCTTGGCGCTTACATAATCCCATCAGGGAGGCCGCGACCGCGACCGAAACCCATTCGGTCGCCGGCGCCCGGTTCACTCGCGGGATTTGGGTGCGACGAGCTCGATCTCGATCACGAGCCGGACCGGCTGCGGGGGGGCGCCGATGAGCTCGCGCGTGCGATCGGCGACGAACTCGCGCGCACGCGCGGCGACCATTTCGGCGCCGATCGAAAGCGCTGCGGCAGGCGGTGTCACGAGGACGGCCGGGCTCGTCGGGCGTCGCAAAAATTCGAGCGCCCAGAGGTACATCTCGGTTCCCACGCCGAACGCCTCGGCGGCATCCTGCTCGGTGCCAATACACCGCGGCCCGCGCGATGTAGGTGCGGCGGCGACTGCGGTCGGCTGTCGACTGCTGTTAACCACCCACCGAGGTTAACACCTCGGCGCGTCGCGCGCAGCTCCAGGCGCGATGCGCGTGCCCGAGCGCCCGCTCGGCGAGCTTGCGGGCCTCGGCGATGCGCCGGGCGCTGCCCGAGCCCGATGGGTGCCCGCAGGCGAGCTCGAGCGCCCTGCGGTCGCTGCAAAGGGCGAGGGCGGCGCGGGCGAGCTCGCCGAGCTGCGCGAGCACGCCCGCCTCGCGGCAGCAGCGCCCGGCGTAGTGCACCTCGAGCAGCCGGCGGTGATCGGGGGGCAGCAGCGCCCAGGCCCGGCGCAGGCGCCGCGCGCGGGCCACGTGCGGCCGCGCCCGCTCGACGGCATCCCAGGCGCCGTCACTGCCCTGGGCGCCGCCCGGGCCGCGCTCGAGGGCGGCAACGACCGCACCATGCCCCGAGCGCTCACCGAACAGCGCGGGGAGCTCGCATAGCAGCCATTCCAGATCAGCGTCGCGCACGCTTCCCAGCCCTAGCACCGTTGACCCTATCGAGCCGACCGAATACGGCGCACTGAACACCTGCCCGACAATCGCCCGCCCCTCCGGCGCGGCCCCATTGCACCGCGGCCCCATTGCAGTCAGTTTAAAGGGGTGGGCGGCACGGCGCGGCCCGGAGCACGGAGACAGCAATGAACAAGCACCTCACGACCCCAAACCCCACGGCCCATCTTTACTCGGGCGGCGAGTCCACCCACGAGCGCCGTATCAGCCTCGCTTTGGCCGCGGTCAACGACATCAGCGATTATGCCGATCGAGGCGACGTCGTCATGGCCGCGCAAGCTCGCGCCACGCTGGACGACCTGTGCGACTGGTGGAACGACGGCAAGAGCTACCCGCCGGTCGTGCGTGAGGCGCTGCGTGAGCGAAACCTCAGGACGAACCGCTGATGGCGGCCGGGTGGTATCCCGGGCGCTGCAAAGACTGCGCGCTGCCCGCCAAGGGCGGCGCGCGGTGCGACGAGTGCCGCCTGGCTCACAACGCGCGCGAGACCGCGCGGCGCGACGAGCGCAAGGCCCGAGGGCGATGCACGGTCTGCGGCGAGCGGGCGGCCACGATAGGGGGTGAGGCGCTCACGACGTGCCCGACACATCGCGAGTACTACGCCGAGCGGGCGCGATCGGGCTAGCGCCCCCCCCGTGGGGTGCAAAGCCGCTCCGCCGCCGGCGTCCGGGTCCCACGGCACCGTTTGCCACGGGCCGAGCTGCTCGGTGAGCAGCTCGGGATCGTCTTTCATTGTCGCCGCTTCCCAGCCTTGGCCCGCTTCCTAAGGATCTCCTTCCACTGTGGGGACCTGCGCCACTCGGCAGCAGCGCTTTCGCGACCATGCGGTGTAGAGCGGTACTCCTCGAACCATGCCCGCTCTTTGTCGAGCAGTGCGGCAAACTCCTCGGGATGTGCTGCTGCCAATTTGTCCAACGCTTGCTCGCGCGCCTGCTGGCCGTCGCGGATGGTCAACGCCGACCGCTGAAGGCTCTCGAGCTTGTAGAATCCCGCCCACTCGCGGACTTTCTCCACTGGCACGCGGTTGAGCTCAGCCGCCTCCTCGGCAGTGGCGCCTGCCTCGAGGTCGAGCAGGACCATGCAAATGTCCGCGCGGAGCTTGTCCTCGGGGGGCGGGCCGCCGCTCACGAGCACTGCTCCACGTATTGTTGCGAGGCGTTGCCGCCCGGGCGCCGGCGCCCCGTCCTCAAGTGCCGATACCATCCCTCAGGCTCGCCGGCGCCGTCCCATCCGATCGCGGCCCGCCAAGCGTCGTCGGCTTGCTCGGCCTGATAGTCCCACACCTCATCGTACGACTCCTCGCCGAGGCGCCCGAGCCCGACCTGGAGCCCGTCGAATAGCAGCTCGCGCAGGTACACCGCGCGCCCGTCGCCGAGCTCGCGCACGCACAGATGTTCGGCGCCGCCCATGCGCGCGACGATCCCGTCGATCTGCGCGCTCCTAAGCTCGCTGTCGCTCACTTCCCTCGTTCCCATTGGCACGTCCTCCCTTTCAGTCAGTAAAATGCGGCAGCAGGAAATCGCGGTCGCTCTCGATTTCGATCTCGCGGAGCCAGCGGGCCATAGCCGCCGGATCGTGCGCGACGATCTCCACCTTGCTGCCCGTGGCGAATACGTACAGGTCGCGATAGTCGCCGTCCTGCGGCTCCACCACCCGATCGAGATCCATCGGAGGCGGAGCGTTGAAGTAGCCCTCGAGGAACGGCACGCCGATCGAGCCGCAGCCGGGGCAGGGCCCGAGGTTGTCTTTCGTGCGGTGCGCGCAACTCGGGCAGGTCAATGCTCGCCCTCCGCATCCGGATCCGACGGGACGGGGGGCACGAGCACGAGCCTGGGCGAGGCCGGCGCGCGGCCCATGGCGTACGCAGTGAGCGCCCGGCGCATCGCCGCGAGATGAACCTCGGCGAGATCGCCGGCGAGGGGGGCGCGGAGGGCGAGGGCCTGCGCCTCGCTCATCACGCCGGCGTCGACCGCTCGGCGCAGCATCGGATGTAGTCGCATCAGGTTAGCTCGGTGGGTTTGTTCATCACGGGTTCATCATTCGGATAGTGCAGAGAGGTAGCGCACTAGCTCCGCGCGCGGGATCAGGTGTCGAGCGCCGGGCATCGGCGCATGGCGGATGCTGCGCAGCCTACCGTCGCGCAGCATCCGATGTAGCGTGCGCTCGTGCACGCGCAGCAACTCGGCCACTTCTGCCAGGTTCAGCAACGGCGGCAGCGAGGCCGCGAGATCATCGATCCACGCCGGATGGGTCGTTGGGCGCACGCCTGCCGCCGTACCATGGCCGAGTGGCAATGGCTACGCTGCTAGCGTATACTTCGAAGCTATGCAGGACACACCGAGGCCGAGGGGCAGGGCAGCGGACGGTTGGACGGCGGAAACGTTCGCGCGCTCGCTTTCGGGCAGGCAGCGCAAGCGCATCGCCAAGGGCAAGCTCGAGGCGGGCGACGTCGCGGCGTTGCGATGCTTCGTGCGGCTCACACAGGCACAGTTTGCCGAGGCGCTCGGGATCAGCCGGCGCACGCTCGAGAATTGGGAGCAGGATCGCACGAGGCCCGATGGATCGGGCCTCGCGTTGCTCCGCATCGCCGCTCGGCATCCGCGGCTCATCCGGGAGAACATTTCCACGGCGGCCTAAAAGGCGCCCGTGTAGCATGCAGTGTGACAAAAAGAGACAAGTGTCTCAAAATGGTATGGTGGCATTTGTCCAGTAATGAGATGCTGCGCCCGTTTCCGGGGAGGTGCTTCGTGGTGGGAAGTCAGCGATCGATGCAGGGCGCAGCGGCCCTTGTGGAGCGCCGCTACGTGCGACGTCGCGTGCTCGACGAGGGCCCCGTGCGGGCGGGGGCGATCGAGCAGTGTTACACGGTGTGTAACCCCCCCCCCAAGCACAAAAGGAACAGCTTAGGGCAAGCACCTGACATTGCGGCAGAATCGCGAGCGGGCGAGAGCGCAGCGATCCGCGCTACATCGAGCTCGCTTGCAAGCGCCTCGGTAAGCGCTGCCGAAACCACTTTCGCAAGCGCCAGCGGTGCTCGCGCGCTGCCGCCACGACGTCGCGGCGGCGCGGGGCGCGATGCGGCGCGCGATGCCGAGGGCGAGCGCTGGCTCGCGCTGCTCACGCCGGCGGCGCTGCCGCCGGGCGTGGAACGCATCGTCGATGATACCGCGAGCAAGTGGTATCGCGTGCGGCTCGGCGCCAGCCCGATCGCGGTCGTGCTCGAGATCGAGGTGTGGCAAGGCGAGCTGTGGGCGCACTTGGCGGCGACCGGGCGCACGGCATCGCCGACCCTCGCCGAGCTCGCCTGGTGTCGCGAGGTGTTCCTGGGCGACCGCAAGGCGATCCAAATCCTGCCGCGCAAGGCCGAGGCGTTTGATGCGGGCCTGCGCACCGTGCATCTGTATGCGCCACTCGAGAGCGATGCGCTGCCGTCGTTCTCGCGCGCGCATCTGTCGAGGCGCGCATGATGAGCGCGGCGAGCAACGATCCGGGCTGGGCGCGCCTCGAGGGAGTCGAGGGGTCGCTGTGCATGTTTGGGGTGTTTGCTTACCCTTCGGACTATCCGCGCCATTGGGTCGTTCGTCGCTCGTTCGTTTTGCCCACCGGGGAAATCGTCAACGATGTGGTGCCGCGGCTGGCCATCGACCTCGAGCACGCGCGCGAGCACATCCCCCCGGGCCTGTATTGCCAACCGAGGATGACCGGCGATGAGCCGCATATCATCGAGGTGTGGTTTTGACCGCGGACGATGGTGGAGCAGGCGCGGGCCCGGTGAGCAGCGCCGTTCTACAAGCGATCGAGCCCTACCTCGACGCGCTCGCCGATCGCATCGCCGAGCGAATGAACCGCTCGCGCGAGCGCATGATCAACCAGCACGATTCTC